ATTTACTCATAATTTTAATTTATTTATTTAAGTTTAACATTTATTTTATTCTCATATTTATTATCCAATTCGTCTCGTATTTACATTGTAAAAGTATGTCATTTGTTTAGTTATAAATTTACATTGACTAGCACTGTCCGACTCGTCTGTGTGACTAACTGTCATTGACATTATGTCATTGTCATATTGTCATGACTTATTGTCATTGTAATTGTATTAAAGAACTGTAGAAAAAACGTGAAACATTCAAACGTCTTTCATATATATTATCCATTTGAATTCGTATTTACATAGTATTTTGAGATAAAAACGAAATGAAAAACGAAAAGATGATGGGGAGGCCCGATTTAGAATTCAGTTTTAATGGGGAAGAGGGGGGCCCGGGGGGTGGGGGTAACACTTAACCCCAATATTTATAATATTTTTTTTGTGACATAAGCCTATTAATAAGGATAGAGTAACTAGCTAGTGTCACACTTTACTTAAATAATTATTTTTCCATGTAATTATTAGTATAACTAATAAACGAAATTATGGCATTCAAAATGAAGGGATCGTACCATTACGGAAAGAACCCACTTAAACAAGAAGGGACTAAAGAACAACAAAAAGGAGAAGAAGGTCCAATAGAGACTTACGCAGAGAAAATGAAAAAACGTGATTGGGAGGCTGGTAGCACGTTGGAAGAAGGAGATTACGCTACGTATGGACAACAAGCTTATGATAAGAAAGGTAATAAAATTGACTTTGAAGATTTTGAAAGTACTGGTACTGTAAAAATCGATGATAAAGGTAGACCATACACTTATCATGGAACAGAAAAAATATACTTATCTTCTGCGGATGAAGAAGGACGTCCTCAATCTCCAACCAAACAAACGAAAAGTGGTAAAGGTAATATATTCACTAAGAAAGGTAGAATTCAGAGACTAGTAAACAAACATTATGAAACTCCCAAAGGTACAAAAAAGAGACAAAAACTTGCAAAAAAATTAGGAAAACAGGGTGTTTTCGGCTATGGAGACGTAATGGAACATGGATTTTATCATGGTGGTGAACACAAAGACAGAGGGTATTACAAAGACACTGGCGTCAAGAAATTTGTTCCTAATTTAAAATCCTACGATGCTAATCTTTTAGATGAAATAACTCCAAGAAAAAAATCTAAAAAATAAAACAGTATGATATATCAAAAATTACCGGGTATATATAGAGTAGAATCTCCAGTTAAACAAGAAGATAAAAAAACAAAGAGATTAGAAAAGAAATTAGATAAATTATCTAAAAAAGCATACAAGAGCCAACGTAAAGGATTTAAAATGTCCGGTATGAATAACTATATGGAATACATGGCAAAAGGAGAGCATTCTAGAAGAACAAAAAAACTACATAAAAAGTTTGATAAAATAGAAGAGAAATTACACGAACATTTAGACAAATAATATGGCGTATAAAATGAAAGGTCCAGCTTTTTTTAAATCAGCTTTAAAGCATAGCAAAGACGTAAAGCATAATAAACAATTTGGTCCAGGTCATGATTGGACAGCTGTTTCAACTGGATCGGAACCAAAAACTATACACGAGGCTCCTGGTCCAGAGAGTTCTCCAACAAAGTTTTTAGAAGCTTCTGATCAAGAAAGTTTCTTAGAAGGTGGAGATTGGGACTCTTTTAAGTACCCGTTAAAAAAGAAAAAGTTAAAACAAAACGTGCCTGATGAAACACTGAAAGCACAAGTTAGGTCAATATAAATAAAACTATAGATAATATGGCATTTAAGATGAAAGGATCTCACCACTATGGGAAGAATCCATTAAAACATGTAGGTAGAGGCGCTCCATGGTGGGGATTAAATAAAGGAAATGAAGATCCAATATTCCATCCACATCCTCACGGATCTGAGGGACATATAGTAAGAGGCGCAAAAGCTATTGGTAAAGCTGGTAAAGCTGTTGGTAAGGCTGGAAAGTGGGTTGGTAGAGGAGTTGAGAAAGCCTGGAGAAATAGACCTAAAATGAAAATTCGCCTTAAAGGCGGTGGACGAGGAGGATACGAAATGGGTCCTGGCGGAAGAGGAGGTTGGAGAGGATAGTATGGCTTATAAACAAAAACCACCATTATTTTTTAAGACTAGTATAAAAGGCTATAGAAAAGACTCGCCAGATAAAAATGAACCTCAACTCAAAATACCTAGTAATAAAATTACAATGAAAGGAGTTGATCATAAAGTACATGGCAAAGACAATCTTGGCAACGAAAAAATAATGAAACCAGGTAAAAATTATGAGTTTCCAGGTGACTATGTAATAGAAACTCCGTTAGCACAACATCAAACAGCTGATTTAATAGGATCCGAAGGTGGTGGAGGAACAAAAGATAAAACACAATCTCAACTACTATTAGATAGACAAAAAGAAAAACTAAATAAAACAGGTACATGGAGTGATACTCCTATACAATCACCTACGTTACAAGTTGATTGCGATGAAAGATTTAAAGGTAGTTGTAAACCAACTAGAAAACAAAAAAGAAAAAGTAATAAACTAAGGCGTAAGAAAAAAGGCACAAATTTCAGATCTCGAGTAAATAAAGTAACTGACTTTATAGGATTGACAGATCACGAGGATGATGGAACTATAATCAGTAGAGCAGTAGATAAAAGAAAAGATAAACGTACAAGAATTCCAGACGGATATAGAGCTAACCCAAATTGGCATCCTAATTGTGGTTGCGTAAAATTTCTGCCAATAAAAGGGCCGGATATAGTTAATCCTCGAGAACTTAACGATCGGTGGGAAAGCAGGAAAAAATGGGTAAAAAAATGGAGAGAATAATTAATTAATTAATAAATAAAAACAAAAAAAATGGCATTTAAAATGAAAGGAAGTCCTATGAAGAGAAACTTCGGAATAGGAGCTTCACCAGTAAAACAAAAAACATGGCCTGGTAAACCGGACCCTACTAAGGAAACACCAGAGCAAGCAGCAAAAAGAAAAGAGACTTTTAAGAAAGCTTTTGAGAAATCTAAAAAGAAAGGAGGAAAGAAAGATTTTAAAGATATGAAACCAGGTGATCTTGGAATATGGGGAGATAAAATACCTCCATTAAAACAAAGAACAACAACCACTTATACTGATGAAGATTTAGAAGGTGGCGAGAAAAAAGTTACAACCGTAAAAGGTAGAGAAAACAAAAAAGGACAATCTCAAAGTGATGTTATGAATATGAGATGGAAAAAGTATCAAGACGCGTGGAAAGATTTAAATGCTCTTGGTGAAAAAATTACAAAATATGGAAAAGATAAGTGGCGAATGTTATCTGACAAAAAACAAAAGGAAATAATAGCTGATTTAGAAAGAAGAGAACAATCGGTTAAAGACATGAGAAAAGATTTTGTTCACTCTGCTGACTCTATTGGTACAAGAAACATAATGATGGATAAAGCGGCTGATTCAGACTGGGATTAAACAATAAAAAACCAAATATTAACCTAAAATAAAACCAAATGACTTATTTGTATTACAAGTCCAGTACATATAATACTGGCAACCAAAAACCGAATGAAAAAACTATTAACCAATGGAAGCATCTTTCAGAAAAGAAAAACTGGAGGATTACTCAACTACCTAATGGTTTCTACCAAACAGAATGCTCAAATCCTGAAAACGAGGAATGGCACGCTGTTACAAGAAGAGAAACAATAGAAGGTGCAGAAGCAGCAATAAATGGAAGCATCGACCATTTCTCTAAAAAGTTAGAAGCTATAAAAGGACCAAAAGTAGTTAAAACATTTAAGTAATAACAATTTAATTTAATTTAATGGAATATAATCAACCTAGCGAAATCGTCAAGGATTTAAACTTTGGTGATAACGCAAAACAACGAATAATAAAAGGCGTAGAGAAACTAGCTAATGCTGTTTCGTCTACCTTAGGAGCTTCTGGTAAATGTGTAATTTACGAAGATGCTTTAGGTAAACCGGTTATCACAAAAGACGGAGTAACAGTAGCAGAATCTGTTGTCTTATACGATCCGGTTGAAAACATGGGTGCTACTTTAATTAAAGAAGCAGCTAGAAATACAGTGAAAGAAGCAGGTGATGGTACCACAACGGCTACCGTCCTTGCTGAAGCACTTATTAAAGAAGTTAATAGACAAGAAAAAGAAGGATCTATTAGAGAAGTAAAGAAAGGAATAAATTCTGGCCTTAAAAAAGTAAATACATATTTAGACTCTATAAAAATAAACATAGAAGGAGACATGTTAAACAACGTATCTTCTATTAGTTGTAATAATGATGTAGAGTTAGGAACTATAATCGCTAATGCTTACAATAAAGTTGGGAAAGATGGCGTTGTTTTAATGGAAGAATCAGAAACAAACGAAACTTATATAGATGTGGTTGATGGCGTACAGATTGAATGTGGTCTTACTTCTCCACATTTTATAACTGATAATGAGAAACAAAGATGTATATTAGAGAATTCGCTTGTTTTAATAGTAGCTTCTGAAATACCTAATGTTAGAAAAATACAAAATATATTAGAATTTGCAATAAAAAATAACCGATCTTTACTAATAGTTGCTCAAGTTAGTCAACAAGTAAAATCGGCACTTTTAATGAACAAAGTTAAAGGGAATATCAAGGTCAACATAGTTGACTTGCCGGGTTTTGGACCAACAAAACAAGATACTATTAAAGATTTAGCAATTTTAACTGGCGCTGAAGTAATAAATGAAGAATTAGGTGATGATTTAGACGGAATATCACTAAACGTACTTGGGGAAATTGAAAAATCAGTTACAGACAGTAAAAACACTGTAATTGCTTTAGAAAAAACTGTCGAAGACGTAAAAGAACGTATAAAAGAAGTACAAAAACTACACAAAAAAGAGAAAAACCCATTTCTAAAAAAGAAAATAGAACAAAGAATAGCTATGTTATCTGGTTCTGTTGGAATTATACGTGTAGGAGCTGATTCTAAGGTAGAATTAAAAGAAAAGAAAGATAGAGTTGAGGATGCTATATACGCTACAAAAGCGGCCCTGAAAGAAGGTATCGTCCCAGGTGGTGGTATTGCGCTACTCAATGCGTCTCAAGTTATAGATAGTGAAAATGTTGGAGAAAAAATACTTTTAAAAGCTATAAAATCACCTTTTGAAACAATAATTGACAATGCTGGCTTTACACAAGTAGCGCCTAGACCAGAAAAAGGATTAGGAATTGACGTTGTAACTGGGGAAAGTGTAAATATGATAGAAAAAGGGATTATTGATCCTGTATTAGTAACAAAAACCGCCTTAAAAAATGCCGTAAGTGTGGTTTCAACTATAATTTCTGCTGATTGTGTAATTTCAAATAGAAGAATCAATGAAAGCAGTTAATTACTATCTTATAATAGAAAAAGTTAAAGAAGGACCTAAAAAAGTAGGTGGATTAATTTTAACAGATGAAATCAACGAAGATAATAGATATACAAAAGCTAAAGTTATATCTATTGGTAGTAATGTCGAGGGGATAAAGCAAGACGATATTATCTACTACGATAAACACGCTGAACACGGGATTCAGCATAAAGATAAATTTTACCATGTTATAAAGCAAGCAGACGTGGTTTTAATAGATTAAAATGGAAAGATATATAGTTTTTTACGCTAGCGCGGTAGATTCATCTTCTTTAACCGCTCATGATTCTGGAACAGATGTAGATTTAGGATGCTTTAAAGTATCTAATATCACAGCTATTATGGGCGAAGAAGATATGGTTTATATATATTTCAAAAACTCCGGTAGATTTGAAGAAGGAGCTCATCCATTTGTTGGTGGATCCGCTGCTGAGATAATGGAACAATCATTCGTTAGATTAACGGTTGCCGAAGGAAAAGAAATAGACGTTGTTAATGACTTAGCGACGCTTTTCGGAGATACTAAACATAAACATGGAGGTAAAATATTATTTGATGCTGTAAACAACACTTGGCCAATAAGTAATGTAACAGCTATTCAAATTAGAAGACACTTAACGACGCACACAATAGCGTCTGATTAGACCCAAACCAAAAACCCAAACCTTAAAACGCAAAACGACAATTAACCTAATTATTAACAAAAAAATTTAAAACAATGGAAAAATACTTGTATTTTAGAGGAACTGCTGGTGTTGCAGGTGATCAAGATGAAACTTCTGGATCTGTAATGTGGCCAGTTTCAGCTATCCGTGGAATATCCGCTGGTGATGCTCAAGCTTCAGGATCTATAACTGATGATGACGATAGATTTACAATCTTCTTCAACACTATGGTAAATGATACTGATGCTGTTGATCATGTTGTTCTAGATGTGACTTCTGGTAACTTTGACTTTAAAACTCTTTTCGAAGAGATATTAATGCACATCAATGGTGGTCCTAATGCTACTGGTATGATAACAGTTTACGATGGCGTTACTTCAACTGGTCTTACTGGTATCACTGGAATACATCAAGTAACAAAAGCTGATGTTGACTAATCTTGAATGAGATTAACCGCGCAAGATCTGCGTGAAATGAATATCCTTAAGTATTACAGGCTCACACGAAAGTGGGCTTGTAAGACTTACGGGTTAACAGATGCAGATTTAGAATTATTAATTTATTTAGATTGTAAAGAAAGATTTACACGACAAGAGTTTATAGATGGTGTTTATACCATGAGTTGGGATAAAAACCGTTGGGAAAGACTAAGAAGAAAAGGCTGGATAGAAGTTTGGAGGCATAGAAATCGCACTACAATAAAATACTCTGTGTTTAAAACGTCGTTTCAGTGTTCTCAGTTAATAAGTAGAATATATAGGATACTTTTAGGTGAAGAAGATTTGCCCACATCAGAAAGAAGTATTTTTTTTAATAATAAATCATATACAGATAAAGTTTATAATAAAGCTATAGATGATATGATAAAAGACAAAACAAGATGACTACAGTAAAAAATATGGCTTATTGGAGAGCTAAAAATAATTGTAAAGCAGATGGTTCGTATGATGGTGGAAGCTTAAAAGCTAAAAGATCACCAATGAAAAATTATAAAAATCCACAAGATTACGAAATTTTTAACATGGGTAACAAAGCTACACCTGTAAAAAAGAAGAAAAAATATTAAATGGCTTATAGACAAAAAAAACCTACATTTTTTGGAAGTGCTTTAAAACAATATTATAGTTACGAAAACGAATCTAAAACAGAAATATCTAAAGAAGAGTTTATAAAGCAATCAAATAGCCTTAAGCATGTTGGTGCTGAAGGTAAGGCTGCTATTGACCTTTGGAAATCTTCTTTAATGGGTAAAACTGGTATACATGAAATAGACGCAATGTCTAAACATGATAAACAAAACGAGTATTCAAGAGTATTAAAAAAATACCAAACTCCTAAAGAAAATCTTACTAAAGAAGAAATGGACAACGCTAAAGAAGTGTCTCCAACAAAAAGTTTAGATGATATGATACTATCAGGCGCTGGAAAAATAGGTACACATAAATATACTTCTGGCTCTAGATCTTATAGAGGAACTTGGGACGTAGACACAATGATGAATAAGCCACCAAAGAAAGATGACTTAATAGATAAAAACGGTGGGGACGATAAAGACAATGGAGGTGGAGACGGCTCGAATGGAGGTGGTATAAAAAAACCTAATTTTGGAAAATTAAAATTTCCTAAATTTAAGAAAAATACAAACTCTAAACAAAAACAATATATCACAACAGCTTGTCCTGTTTTTGGAGAACCAGGTTCGGCTAGTTACAGAGCTGGTATGTTAGAAAATAAACGTAGTATGTCTAAAGCAGATTGGAAAATATTTAAAAGACAACAGAGAGATAAACATAAAAAAGGAAAAGGACACAAAGGTCTTTTTGGTGATCTCCAAAGAAACACAATGATATAGTATGGGATATAAAATGGGATCACAATCCAGAACACCCTGGAAAGTAATAAAAAAGAAATTAGGACACGGTATATTAGGAGAAGCAAATAACGATGGTACTATATTCGTAGATAAAAGTATACCAAGTGGAAGTAAAAAAGAAAAAGAAGTTGTTGCTCATGAAGGAAAACATATGGATGATATGCAATCTGGAGTTTTAGCTTATGGAGATGACTTTATTAGATATAAAAACAAAACATACCATAGAAAAGATGGTAAAATAAATTATAACGGCAATTGGCTTCCAGAAGGTAGCAAACAATTCCCTTGGGAAAAAGTGGCTTACAAAGAAGGTAATAAAGCAAAAAATCAAAATTCATGAAAAAAAGATCAGGTTTTAAATTAAAATCATCATTAAAATTTGGACAAAAATCAGCGTTTAAATTAAAAACGTATAATAGTCCTAATAAACAGAAAAGTCCAGTTAAACAAAATGCTGTGGCAGATCCAAATATAGCTAATCCTAAAACTAAAGTTGAGCATAGTACTCCTAGTGATAAAACGTACGAAATGTTAAAAGAATGGTTAATGACAACAAAAGGATTTAATCAAGAAGACGCTGATCACATGATCAAAGACGGTGCTTATACAATGAAAGACGTCATAAAAGACATGGGTATGGATAAAGATGTTCCAGCTGAACCAAAAGGTAAAAAATCAGAAGGTGCTCCAAGTAAACAACTAAAAGATAAAGGAAAAGAAACTGGAGAAACTCAAGAGACTTGGGAGCCAGCTTATGAAGGTGGTGATCATAGTTGGAAAGATCTTCAAAAAATGAGTGATAAAGATATAATGAAAAATTGGCCTGATGTTGGTAAACATATTATAGAAGATCTTCATAAAAAAGGTTATAGAAAAAAGAAAGGAGAGGCTGGACCTTTAAGACAAGAAGGACCTATAACTAAAGAAAATATACCATCAATTGATGTAAAAGAAGGAGGAAGTGGCGCTTGGGTATATAAAGGTAGTAACTTACATGAAAGACTTAATGACTATGAAGATAGAATAGGATTTATCTTAGAAGATATTTGGGATAAACAACCTGGACCTGCTAATGCGCCTGTAGACGAATCACACGCAACCCCAGAACAAGCTAAGGCTCTAAAGACATTGAGAATGGAAAGAGATATAATTCATAAAAGACTACTAAATCAAAGAGAAGGAAATATAAAACCAGGATATACAGAAGGCGAAAGAGATAAATCTAAAGATGAATCGTATGATAAAAAACCTCCATTGAAACAAACTAAAAATAAATTAAAATTAGATTTATCAAAGCCAGAAGATGTGGCTATAAAAGAAAGGATGATGGAGATGTTTGGAACTACTGATCTCGATGCTATATGGGAATATAATAAAAAACTTACGCGTTCTAAAAAGAAAACAAACAAAAAGAAAAACTTAACAAAAGATGGACATCTTAATTTAAGTTATTTCCAATCAGACGAAGAAGGTCCAGATTTAACAAAAAAACTAATACCTTCAAAAAAAGCAGCTCCAAATAAACAAATAAATCCAGATAAATATAGAAACATGAGTAATGAAGAGCTAAATAAAATTAATATTCATGATTTAGGTAAAGATAATTTTAGAGGAACTGCTGCTGAATATGTAAAAAAATATGGATTTACAAAAGATATAATGAAGCATTTCGCTAAAGAACTTCCTAAGGCTGTAAAAAGAGGAGTTAAAAAATCAATTTCTCCAGAAGGAGTATTTGCTGTGCCTAAAGCTATCATCAAAACAGGTAAAAGATTTTTAGCTCCAACTAAACAAACTAAAAGCGGAAAAGGTAATATTTTTACAAAAAAAGGTAGAAATCAAAGAGTAGTCAATAAGTTTAATAAACTTGAAGATAAACAATTAAAAAGTAACGCTAAGTTAAATGAATATGGTACTGTTAGAGAGCTTAATAAATTTAGTAGAATAAGTAAAAGAAAGGATAAAGTAGAGAAAAAAATTCACAAAAAAGGATTAGAGCTAACTAGAAATAAAAAAGGTAAATTAGACTTTAAAAAATAAAAAATGAATATATTAGGAATGTTAACTGGCGGAGGAGCTAAAGATCTTGTAAAAGGTGTAGGTGGTGTAATTGATAGTTTACATACATCTGAAGAAGAAAAGCTTGAAGCTAATCAAAAAATAAAAGAGTTAGTATCCAACTACGAGGTAGAAATGGAGAAAACCATAACAGAAAGATGGAAAGTAGATATGAATTCAGATTCATGGCTTTCTAAAAATATACGACCTATGGTTCTTATATTTCTAGTAGTAGCAACAGTATTAATGATATTTATCGATGCTGGTGTAGTACAATTTGAGGTTAAAGACACGTGGGTTGATTTATTACAATTAGTATTAATAACGGTGATCGGTGCTTATTTTGGCGGTAGATCACTAGAAAAAGTAAAAAAATAAAAATATGGGATCAAAAAGTGATGTAGTAGATTATGGCTTTGGCCAAATGGGAAGCATGCTAGTAGATGGAACTAGCGCGTTTTACCCACCTAAAGGAATGGTTATAGTAGCTATAACTTCTTTATCAGATTCAACAGCGTTTAACGCTACCAATGGTTTAGTTTCAGATTTAGAAACTTATTCTGACAATAATAATAGTCCTTGGATATCAACTGATGCAGATGCTCATGGTACTGGAGAAGCAGCTGCTCAAAACGGTCATACAGATGGAAGCAGCAACGCAGATGGAGTTATTACACTAGCTAGTGCTGATGCTACAATAAAACCAGGTATGATAGTAGAATCAGCAACTATGTGCCCTAGGAGTTTAACTAATCCTTACATGGTTAAATCTATAGATAGTACTACTTTAACAGTTACTAAAAAGGATAATTACCATAAGCAAACTATAGATGTTGCAGGTGAATTAGCGTCTGGAGCTGCAGAACCGGTGTATTTTTTCCGTACTCATGGACAAGGTTTTGGTGGTGTAGAAATGGACGCTTCAAATACTATACCAAAAGGAATTAGTATATACGGTAGATGGACGGCTGGTAAACTAGCAGGTGGAGCAGTAATAGTTTATTTCGGAGTATAATGTTAGGACTAGCGAATAGTATAACAGGAGGTGTACTTTCAGGTTTTGAACCTACAAGCGTTAGTAATTTATCGATGTGGTTAAAGAATGACACTGGTATTACGGCAGCAAAATGGGAAGATCAATCTGGTAATGACAACTTTATTTCACAAAGTTCTACTGGTGATCAAGCAACTGTAACAGCCGGTGGTTATGACTTTGAGGGAGATCAAGATGATCATTACGATATTCAAACAGCTATTGATTTAGGAACAACTAATGCTTTCACGGTATTCGTTGTTGTAAAATTAGAAAGTTACGACTCACAAAACACTTTATTAAGTGTAACATCTGGTAATGATAGATTTTTAGAGTTTCAAAACGCTGATCAAATGAGATATAGACAAAGTGGTACAACAGCTGTATTAAAATTTGAAGAGGAAGGAATGTTTCCATTGACCACAAAAATGCTAATAACTTTCAATAAACATACCGATAGAAATATACGTGTTTATAAAAACGGCACTATATTAACCCAAGGAGAATCAACTGGAGTCCCAGTTGGAAGCGGCGCTTTTTTAGCAAATCAATTTGGTGGAAGATCTAGCGGTCCTGATAGAGATTTTGATGGAATTATCTATGAATTTTTACTCTATGAAGCGACTTTATCAGCAGGAGATTTAAGTGATATGCATGACTATTTGACAACAAAACACGGTTTATAAAAAATAATTAAATAAAATAAAATAAAATGGCAAAAAGAAAAACAAAAAAGGCTGAAAAGCCTACAAAAATCAGTATTGAACATTTAAGTAAATTACAACAGGTAATAAGTAGAATAAGTAAGGGTCAATTACAAATAGGTATACTACATACTAATATTCACGAGTTACTACATCATATAGCAGGATTAAACGACGAGTTAACGCTGTTACAACAAGAGTTTGAAAAGGATTATGGTACTATAGATATAAATGTTACTGACGGAACAATTAACTACAATGAAACTAATTAGAAAAATTACAGTAGGTAAAGACTACAAAGAAAACGCTATGCATTACGCTGTTGGACAAGAAGTATATGGTGGGCATACTATTTCTGATATAATAGAAGAAAAAGACAAATATTCTATTTATATCAAAAAAAATAAAGATGTTTTACCATGGAAAGACTTTAATAAGAACATGGCAGTATCTATAGAATATAATTTAGAATACTAATGAAAGCGCCTTTTGACTTTGTTATAGAGCCAAAGGGTAATAGATACAACAATACTAAAAAAGTTGGCGACAAAGATCTTATTGTTAATGCTGAGATTTTTAATCACCAATATGTAAATAGAGAGGCGGTTGTTAAATCTATTCCTACAGCTTTTGAAACAGATATAAAACCTGGAGACACTATTATAGTACATCATAATGTTTTTAGAAGATGGCACAATCAAAAAGGAATTGAAAAAAACAGTAGAAGTTATTTTAATGAAAATACTTATCTTGTAAAAGAAGATCAAATATTTTTATATAAAAGAGAAAACAACTGGAAAGCCTATAAAGGTTATTGTTTTGTTCAACCTATAAAACAAAGAGATAAATTAAGTACAAATAAAGAAGAAAACTGTATAGGTATTGTAAAATATACAGATGGAGCTTATAACGTGGGTGATTTAGTAGGTTTTATGCCTTTTTCAACTTATGAATTTGTAATCGATGGAAAACGATTATATAGAGTTATGACACAATTTATTACAATTAAATATGAATATCAAGGAGACGAAGAAGAATATAATCCAAGCTGGGCAGAAAGCTGTTGATGAATTAATTAAAGTAGCAAAAGAACCAATAGTAGATTCAGATGATGATATATCTGCTGATCGATTAAAAAACGCAGCTGCTACTAAAAAACTAGCTATATTTGATGCGTTTGAAATACTAACTAGAATCCAAGAAGAAGAAAATCTTTTAGAAGGAAAAGAACCTGAAGAAAAGAAAGAAAGAACTTTTAAAGGATTCGCTGAAGGTAGATCAAAATAATGTACGAGCAGACTTTATACAAAATAATAGAACCCATAAAACGTACCACTATAACCCGTATGAATAGAGGTAAAAAATGGAAATATGGGTATAATAAAGAGCATGATGTTATTGTTATATCTAGAACTGGAGAAATTGGAGAAATACTAGATATTCAAAACCTCAAAATAGCACTACCTAAAGAACCTAAAAACGTTTATAAGCATCCAAAAAATAAATGGGTTAAACAAGAGTATCCTAAAGAATTACAAAGGATTAAAAATATCTTTGATTGGAGAAACTATCCGGACGAACAAAAAGAACAATGGTACGATTATATAGACGAAGAGTTCAAAAGAAGAGATGATGGTTTTTGGTTTGTTAATAATTCTAAACCAATCTATATAACGGGTACTCATTATATGTATTTACAATGGAGTAAGATTGATGTTGGTGCTCCAGATTTTAGGGAAGCAAATAGGTTATTCTTTATATTTTGGGAAGCGTGTAAAGCAGATAAAAGATGTTACGGAATGTGCTATCTTAAAAACCGTAGATCAGGATTTTCTTTTATGTCAAGCGCGGAAACAGTTAATTTAGCCACTTTAGCAAGTGATAGTAGATATGGTATATTATCAAAAACAGGTGCAGATGCGAAAAAAATGTTTACAGATAAAGTTGTTCCTATATCAATTAATTATCCGTTCTTTTTTAAACCTATACAAGATGGAATGGATCGTCCAAAATCCGAGTTGGCTTATCGTGTTCCCGCTAGTAAGTTTACGAGAAAGAAAATGTCAGCTACAGATGGCATGGAAGAAATGGAAGGCTTAGATACAACTATTGATTGGAAAAACACTGGAGACAATAGTTATGATGGGGAAAAACTAAACCTTTTAGTTCATGATGAAAGTGGTAAATGGGAGAGACCAGACAATATATTAAACAACTGGAGAGTTACAAAAACATGCTTACGATTAGGTAGTAGAATTGTTGGTAAATGTATGATGGGCTCTACTTCAAACGCATTAGATAAAGGTGGGGATAACTTTAAAAAACTATACAACGCATCAGATGTCACTAAAAGAAATAGAAATGGTCAGACAAAATCTGGTCTATACTCTTTGTTTATCCCAATGGAATGGAACTACGAAGGATTTATTGATGAGCACGGATTTCCAGTATTTGATAATCCTGACACAGACGTCTTTGACCCAGACGGTGAATTAATAGACATAGGAATAATAGAGCATTGGAATAATGAAGCGGAAGGATTAAAATCTGATCATGACGCGTTAAATGAATTTTATAGACAGTTTCCAAGAACTACAGAACATGCGTTTAGAGACGAGGCTGTTGGAAGTATATTTAATCTTATAAAAATATACGAACAAATAGATTATAATGAAGAAATGTCGAGTTCTGGATTATTCTCAACTGGAAACTTTCAATGGGTTAACGGTATTAAAGATTCGCAAGTAATATTTTATCCAGATGCAAAAGGAAGATTTAAAGTTAGTTGGACACCACAGATTCACCTTCAAAACAATATAGTAATTAAGAATGGTATAAAATACCCTGGCAATGAACATATGGGTGCCTTCGGGTGTGATAGTTACGATATATCAGGAACTGTAGATGGAGGAGGTTCAAAAGGAGCTTTACATGGTTTAACTAAATTCAGCATGGAAGACGCTCCTTCTAGTAGTTTCTTTTTAGAATATTTGTCTAGACCACCAACTGCAGAAATGTTTTTTGAAGATGTACTAATGGCAATAGTATTTTATGGAATGCCAATATTAGTAGAAAATAACAAACCTAGATTACTTTATTATCTTAGAAGAAGAGGATATAGAGGGTTTAGTATGAATAGACCTGATAAAGTTTGGAACAAATTATCGGTCGCAGAAAAAGAGGTTGGAGGTATACCAAACTCAAGTGAAGACATTAAACAGGCCCACGCGGCTGCTATTGAGATGTATATACAAGATCATATTGGTTTAAAAAAAGATGGTTCTTACGGAGATTTTTACTTTAATAAAACATTAAACGATTGGAGTAGATTTGATATAACTAAAAGAACTAAATATGATGCAACAATAAGTTCCGGATTAGCTATAATGGCATGTAATAGGCATTTATACGCGCCAAACGCTAAAGTAGAAAAACCAAAGTTAGATATTAACATTGCTAAATATTCAAATAGAGGTAATGTTTCAAAATTAATTAAAAAATAAATATGGCTGGAGTTATTAGAGATATTTTCCCGAGTCAAGTCGCTAGCGATTTGGAAAAAATGAGCATGGAATACGGTTTCAAAGTAGGTAAGGCTATTGAAAACGAATGGTTTAATAATTCTAATAATTATAACCGAGGAAATAGATACGCTAGTAATAAAAATAATTTTCATAATTTAAGATTATACGCTAGAGGAGAACAATCAATACAAAAATATAAAGATGAGTTATCTATTAATGGTGATTTATCTTACTTAAACTTAGATTGGACACCAGTTCCAATTATACCAAAATTCGTTGACATAGTAGTAAATGGTATAGCAGAAAGAATGTATACTGTAAAAGCAACTTCTCAAGATCAATATGGAGTTAGTAAAAGAACAGAATACATGGAGTCGTTATTAGGAGATGTAATGACAAGTGAGCTTTCTCAATTAGTAGAGTCTCAATTGGGTGTTAATCTTAATGAAAATCAAGGGCCAGATTTACCAAGAACAAAAGAAGAATTAGATCTTTATATGCAATTAACTTACAAGCAAGGTGTTGAGTTAGCAGAAGAACAAGCTATAAACGTTTTGATGGAAGGTAATAGATATGAATTAATAAAAAAGAGATTTTATTACGATTTAACTGTTTTAGGTATTGGAGCTGTAAAAACAGGATTTTCTAAAGCAAACGGAGTTACTATTGATTATGTCGACCCTGCTAATTTAGTTTATTCTTACACAGAATCTCCGTATTTTGACGATGTTTATTATGTTGGCGAGGTAAAGCAGATACCTATAAACGAGTTAGTGAAACAATTCCCTCATTTAACCCACTCTCAATTAGAAGAAATAACTAAAGGAAAATCCACGCAAAGTAGATATTTAAATAACTTTTCTTCAAATAAAGACGAAGATGACAACAAGGTAGAAGTTTTATATTTTAACTATAAAACCTATATGAATAGTGTTTACAAGGTTAAAGAAACAAAATCTGGAGGTCAAAAAGCCATAAAGAAAGATGATTCTTTTGATCCTCCAAATGACAAAACTGGTAATTTTTCTAAAATTAATAAAACTTATGAAGTTTTGTTTGATGGCGCTTTAATATTAGGAACAGATAAATTGCTAAAATGGGAGTTAGCAAAAAACATGATAAGACCGAAAAGTGATTTTACTAAAGTTAAAATGAATTATCATATGGTTGCCCCTAGAATGTATAAGGGAAGAATAGAATCTTTAGTAAAAAGAATAACTGGTTTTGCTGATATGATTCAATTAACACATTTAAAACTCCAACAAGTGTTGTCTAGAATGACGCCTGACGGCGTGTATCTTGACGCAGACGGGTTAGCTGAAATAGATCTAGGTAACGGTACTAACTACAACCCACAAGAGGCTTTAAATATGTTCTTCCAAACAGGTAGTGTTATAGGTAGATCAATGACACAAGAAGGAGACATGAATCCTGGTAAAGTCCCTATTCAAGAAATTGGTAGTGGGGCTGGTGTTGGTAATAAACTTCAAAGTTTAATCCAAACGTACAATTACTATTTACAAATGATAAGGGATGTAACCGGTTTAAATGAAGCTGCAGATGGTTCTAAACCTGAAAAATATTCTTTAGTAGGTGTTCAAAAATTAGCAGCGGCAAACTCAAACACAGCAACTAGACACATATTAAAGTCTGGATTGTTTTTAACGTCAGAAGTAGCGGAAGCGTTATCGCTTAGAATATCTGACATTATAGAATATTCTCCAACTAGAAACGCTTTCATACAAGCTTTAGGAGCTCATAATGTTTCTACTTTAGAAGAAATGAGTAGTTTACATTTATATGATTTTGGTATATTTATTGAATTAGAACCAGATGAAGAGCAAAAAGCAATGTTAGAAAACAATATACAGGCTGCTTTAGCTCAACAAAGCATAGAGCTTGAGGATGCTATTGATCTTAGAGAAGTTCAAAATGTAAAATTAGCTAATCAATTATTAAAGGTTAGACGTAAAAACAAAATGGAAAAGGATCAAATGATCCAACAACAAAACATGCAAGCTCAAGCTGAGGCGAATATCCAACAACAACAGGCCTCTGCTCAAATGGAGATGCAGAAAAAACAAATGGATATACAATCAGACACCCAATTAGAACAAGTTAAAGCTGAATTAGAATCTAATAGAATGATGCAGGAGGCTCAAATAAAAATGAATTTGTTAGAAAAAGAGTATCAATTAAAAATGCAACTTGAACAAATGGGGGCTGGAAAAGTTGAACAAAAAGAAGTTTTTAAAGAAAATAGAAAGGACGAAAGAACAAAAATACAAGCTACACAACAAAGCGAAATGATTGATCAAAGAAATTGGGATAAACCACCTAAAAACTTTCAACAATCACAAGCTGAACAAATGATGTAAAAAATTACTAATTATATAATATTTTATTATGGCAAAAACAAAAAAAGAGCCAGAGGTGGCTAAAGAAGAACCTAGAGAAGAACCTAAGGTTGATAATACCGTAGATAAACTAAAAATTAAAAAACCTAAAAAGTTTAGCAAAGCGAGCGAAGAAAAGGTTACTAAAATAGATATAAAAGAGTTAGCAAAGAAAGCTGAAGAAGTAGTTAAGGTTGATTTAAAAAAACCTGAAGAAATATCTAAACCTGAAGAAATAAAAGAACCTGAAAATATAGATGAAAAAACTCCTTTGTTAGAAGAGATAAAAGAAGAGGATGTTAAACCCATAAAAACACCAGAAGAACCAAAAATGGTTTTACCTGAAAACGTTCAAAAGTTAATGAACTTTATGAATGAAACAGGTGGTGATATAAATGACTACGTTAATCTTAATCAAGATTATGAAAAATGGGATAACGATACTTTGTTAAGAGAGTACTACAAAAAAACAAAACCTCACCTAAACAATGAAGAAGTTGATTTTATTATAGAAGATAAGTTTCTATATGACAACGATTCAGATGATGAAAAAGAAATAAAAAGAAAAAAACTGGCGTTAAAAGAGCAAGTTGCCGACGCTAGACAGCACCTGGACGGCTTAAAGTCCAAATACTATGAAGAACTTAAAAGTGGATCTAAGCTCACTGAAGAGCAACAGAAAGCTATTGAGTTTTTTAATAGATATAACGAAGAATCAGAGAATAATGAAAAAGCTAAAAATACTTTTTTAAATAAAACTGACGAGGTTTTCAATGACGAATTTAAAGGATTTGAATATAAAGTTGGTGATAAAAAGTATAGATTTAACGTTAATAACATTAAGGAGATTAAAGACAAGCAGAGTGACATTAAAAACTTTATTGGGAAGTTCCTAAATGAAGAACAACAAATGGAAGATGCTAGTGGTTATCATAAAAGTCTTTTTACTGCTATGAATGCAGATCAAATAGCCAATCATTTTTACGAGCAAGGAAAAGCTGATGCTTTAAAACAAAGCGCTGCTCAAGCTAAAAATGTTGACATGGACCCAAGACAGTCTCATGGAGATAATATTAGCGTAGGTGGTTTAAAGTTTAAAGCGTTAAATGACGATGCTCCTGATTTTAAGTTTAAGTTTAAAGGAAAAAAGAATAAATAATTAAAAATTAAAAAAATGGCAATTACAGCAGGAGATAATTTGAATAGTGTTGCTCTTCCACAGAGACAAACATTATCTACAAATTATATCGATTTTACAAACGCTAACACTCAGGGTTGGGCACAGCAATACTTACCTGATCTAATGGAGAAAGAAGCTGAGGTTTTTGGAAACAGAACTATCTCAGGATTTTTATCTCAAGTTGGCGCAGAAGAGGCTATGGCCTCAGACCAAGTTATTTGGTCAGAACAAGGTAGATTACACTTATCATATAATGGTACAGTTGTAACTGCTCAAAACTACATTACTATTGGTACTGATATCGATGGAAATGCAGCAGGAACAGAACACGGTATTAGAGCTGGAGATACAATTTTAGTTTCTAGTGCTACTACAACTGTTAGATGTTATGTTCAAACAATTGACCCAGACACGGACAATAGAGCTGAGATTTTAGTTTTACCTTACACAGGTGCAGCTACTCTTGGTGCTCACTTTGGTTCTAATGACACGGTTACAGTTCTAGTTTACGGTTCTGAACACGCTAAAGGTACAACTGGTAGAACTGGAGCTAACACTCCACAGTTCCAAACTTTCACTAACAAACCAATGATTTTAAAAGATAAGTATGAGATCTCAGGATCTGATGCATCTGCTATTGGTTGGGTTGAAGTTTCAGGTGAAGATGGACAAAATGGTTACATGTGGTATTTAAAAGCTGAAGGTGATACTAGAGCTCGTTTCACGGATTACTTAGAAATGTCTATGTTAGAAGCTGTTAACGGTGGCGCTAATAATACTATTGATACAACTTTCGCAGCTGGAGGTTTCTCTGGTATCGCAGCTACTGGTGCTGGTGCAGCAGTTGGTTCAGAAGGTTTATTTGCGGCTATTGAGTCAAGAGGTAATATGACTTCTGGAGTTACAGGTGTTAACTGGGCTACTGATTTAGCTGAATTTGATGCTATATTAGCTGAATTTGATAGACAAGGTTCTATTGAAGAAAACATGATGTTCGTAAATAGAACTACATCTTTAGCAATAGATGATATGTTAGCTGGTATTAACGGAGGTTACGCTGGTGGTGCTTCTTACGGAGTTTTTGATAACGAAGAAGACATGGCGCTTAACTTAGGTTTCTCTGGATTCCGTAGAGGTTCTTATGATTTCTATAAATCAGATTTCAAATATCTTAACGATAGAGGCACGAGAGGTGGAATGTTAGACACTGTTAACGCTATCAGAGGGGTTATTATCCCAGCTGGTGTTACTTCAGTTTATGACCAATCTTTAGGTAAAAACCTTAAGAGACCATTTTTACACGTTCGTTATAGATCTTCTAAAACTGACGATAGAAAAATGAAGACTTGGGTTACTGGTTCCGTTGGAGCTACTACATCTGACTTAGATGCGATGGAGATTCACTATCTATCTGAAAGATGTTTAATCGTACAAGGTGCTAACAACTTTATGTTGATGAACTAAGTACTATATTTTAAAGAGTCGGGGCTTCGGCCTCGACCCTTTATTTTTTATTAATTTTATTATATATTATATTATGGCAAAGAAAACAAAAAAAGACGAGGTAGAGGTACCTGTTGTTGAAACTCCAGTAGTTGAAACACCAAAACCTAAAAGAATCCCACGTATAGATGACAATTGGGAAATTAAAGATAGAACGTATTTCTTAAAAGGAGATATGACACCTATTTCTAGAATTATTAAATCTACAGGATTGTATTGGTTTGATGAAGAAAAAGGTTACGAAAGAGAATTAAAATATTGTGAAAATCAAAAAACTTGTTTTGTTGATGAAATGAAAGGAGACCAAAGATTATCGCATATAATTTTTAGAAATGGAGCTTTAGAGGTTCCTAAAAATAAACAAACTTTACAAAAATTACTTTCTTTATACCACCCTCACAAAGGTAGTGTATACAGAGAACACACACCAGTTAAAGATGCGGAAAGTCATTTAGACTGGTTAGAGTTTGAAGTAGCAGCAATGAACGCCGCGAATAACTTAGACATAGACATGATGGAAGCAGTTATGCGTGTTGAGATTGGATCTGACGTGACTAAGATGACTTCTAAGGAACTTAAACGTGATTTATTATTATTTGCTAAAAAGAATCCAAAACTGTTCTTAGAATTAGTTACTGATGAAAATGTACAACTTAGAAACTTTGGAATAAAAGCTGTAGAAGCTAACATTATAAAGTTATCTGGAGATCAAAGAACATTCACATGGGGAAGCACAGGTAGAAAATTAATGAACGTTCCGTTTGAAGAACATCCTTACTCAGCTTTAGCCGCTTGGTTTAAAACTGATGAAGGTATGGAGATATATAAAAATATCGAAAAAAGATTAAAATAATCTAACTGTAGTAAGCGATCGCCCTACGGGGCGATTGTTTTACTATAAAAAATAAAATATGAATTTATCAAATTATAAAAAATCAATAGGATTAGGAGACACAATAGAAAAGATAACAAAAGCAACTGGAATAAAAACAATTGTAGACACTGTTAGCAAAGCAACAGGTAAAGATTGTGGTTGTAATAAAAGAAAAGAAAATTTAAATAATAAATTTCCATATAAAAAATAACAATAATGGCGGTAAGTATAGACACGGTATATCAAAGAGTTTTAGCAATAGCTAATAAAGAACAAAGAGGTTATATAACACCACAAGAGTTTAATCTATTAGCCAACCAAGCTCAAATGGCTATATTTACACAGTATATATATGATATAAAGATGGCTCAATCAGCACATCAAAATGATACTATTTTTTCTAATGAAATAGATTTTTTAAACGAAAAATTAGAACCTTTTAGAAGTTGGGATTATTGTAGTAAAGTAACAAATGGCTCAACAGTATTATCAAACAACGAACCTGTTCCAGCTGGAATAGCTACTTTGCCAGCGGGTACAGATTATTTAGGTAGTGTTGTTTACGAAGAAAATCCTGGTGTTTGGGGAACAACTCAAGTTGAAATTCAAGAGGTAACAGAAACCGATCTTATTCATTTGAGACAAGCGCCTTTAGCTGCCCCAACATTAGAGAGGCCAATATTCGTAAGGCACTCTGCTAACCAAATAAGAATATATCCAGCGATTGTTCACCCTGCAGCAAGCGCTACTGTTACTATAGCTGGTACACCATCACCTGTTGGAGAAAACTATCAAACAAGGTTAAAGTGTAATATTTTAACAGCACCTAAAAGAGAGAACGGTACAGATGCTAGATGGGGTTATGCCGTTGTAAATGGACAGGCTTTATACAACGCAAACGAAACAGCGAATTTTATATTACATCCTTCTGAAGAAGAAAAATTAGTTTTAAAAATTTTAGAATTAGCAGGTATAGTATTAAATAAGCCTGGAGTTGTTCAAATAGCTGGACAAGAAGAAGGCGAAGTTATTGCCAAGCAAAAAATGACATAATAATTAAAAAAAAATAAATGGGATTAGCATCAGCAGCAAACGCGTATTATGGTGGTAGCAGTTTTGGAACTTACCAATTTATATCTTTAAAAGATATTATTAATAATTTTATAGTGGCTTACGTTGGCGAAGGAAAAATCATAAGTAAGATAAAAAGAGGTGATATACAGTTCCATGCTCAACGTGCTATACAAGAATTAAGTTTTGATACTTTTAAATCTACTAAATCTCAAGAAATAGAAATACCACCGTCTTTAGTAATGGTTTTGCCTCATGACTATGTTAATTACGTAAAGTTAACTTGGATTGATGGTAATGGTTTAGAGCATATAATATATCCAACTAGATACACTTCAAATCCTTTTTCTATAAAACAAGATACAGATGGTTCTTATAGTTTTGATGCAAATGATGATGGAGTTGACGATTCTACAGATTTAGTAGAACAAGATTCTACAAACAACATATCAGACACTTGGAATAAGTATAAAAATATGAAGGTAGACAATAACGTTGGAACTGGAGCTAGTGATGATTTAGATACAGATATATATGATTACAATGAAGGACAGCGTTATGGAATAGAACCTGAAACAGCTCAGGTTAATGGCTCTTTCTTTATAGATAATTTAAGAGGAAAAATACATTTTAGTTCTAATATAAAAGGAAAAACTGTAATATTAAAATATATAAGTGATAGTTTAGGTACAGACGCGGAAATACAAGTTCATAAATTTGCTGAAGAAGCTATGTACAAATGGATAGCTCATGCTATATTGTCAACACGATCTCAAACACAAGAATACTTAGTCGCTAGATTTAAAAAAGAAAGAACAGCAGAAATAAGAAAAGCTAAATTAAGGTTATCGAATTTAAAACTTGAAGAATTAACTCAAATATTAAGAGGTAAGTCTAAACAAATAAAATAATAAATATGCCAGAGTTAAATCAAAACTTTATAAAAGGTCGAATGAATAAAGACCTGGACGAAAGATTGGTTCCTAATGGTGAATATAGAGACGCTTTAAATATAGAGGTTTCTACATCTGAAGGTTCTGATGTCGGTTCAGCACAGACAACAGGAAGTAATGTTAAGTTACCAACTCTATCTGTTTTAGATACCAATGGAGGACCTTATACTTGCGTGGGATCTATAGCTAATGAAAAAACAAATAAAATATATTGGTTTGTGTCAGGTTCTGATAGAGACGCTATAGTAGAATTTGATTCTGATACAGAACAAGAGACTTTAGTTTTTGTAGACATATACAAAACAACTGTTTCTTTATTATCAGATGGGCACACCGGTACTAATCCTTACGATCACCTTCATATTCCAGATAATGGTAATTCTACAGAGAACATAACAAATATAAGAGTTGGAATGAATGTTACAGGTACGTTTACTTACCCTTCTGGACATTCGTTATCTGGACAAAGTTATAATATTACGCTAAACGAAAACTTCACTGTAGACGATATGCAATTAGACGCCCCGTCTGGTTGGCGTGTTTATTTATCTAAACCTTCTCCATCTCAACAATTCCCCTCTTCGGCTGGCGACACACTTACATTTATATCAAAAAGAGTATTAAATTTTGATGACGAAAAGTACATAACAGGAATAAATATAATTGATGATTTATTATTTTGGACAGATAATAGATATGAACCTAAAAAAATAAATATTCCAAGATCTATAGAGGGTACAACATCAATAGATCAACACACTAAATTAAAAGTTAGAGATAACGATAATCAATTAATATCACACAATTATAATCTTCATAAAGGTAGAGAATATGTAGAAGTAGAGCATATTACAGTAGTAAAAAAATCACCATTAATACCTCCTAAATTAGAAATGGATACAACCGCTGTGTCTAGAGGTAGTATAAATGGTACTTGGACAACCAACTTTACTCAAGGTACAGGAGACGAATTGATAAACGATCCTGTTAACACAATGTACACAGGTGTATCATTGCCTAGTGGTCCTGATTTTAGAGAAGGAGATATTATAATTTTAACTAACACTCAACCAAACAATCCCTTAAGTTTTACAAAGCATGAAGTAAGATTAGAAGTTAGAGCCATAAACAACGGTCTTTTTGATTTAATGTTAATAGCTATAACAACGTCTCCTTTACAAGAAGCTGATCAAACATGGTGGTTTCTTTTAGAGCAAGAAAAACCTATGTTTGAATTTAAGTTTCCTAGATTCGCGTACAGATGGAGATTTAAAGACGGTGAATATTCGTCATTTTCTCCATTTTCAGAAATAGCATTTCTACCTTCTACGTTTGATTATTATCCTAAAAAAGGATACAACTTGGGAATGACAAATAATGTTAGATTTTTAAAAATAAAAGATTTTGTAGCAGAGAGAGACATGTTGCCTACCGATGTTATCTCTATAGACATACTGTACAAAGAATCTAATTCTAACAATATATATACGGTAAAAACGATAATGTATGGAGATTCAGAGTGGGAAGCTGGAGCAACGTCAAATAAGTTATTAAAAGGTGAAACTGTTATAGAATCAGAAATGATATACGCTACGGTTCCATCTAATCAATTATTAAGACCTTGGGATAACGTTCCAAGAAAAGCATTAGGACAAGAAATAACTGGAAACAGATTGGTTTATGCTAATTATTTACATCAATACAATATTAAGGATGGAGAATTTGGTAAAGTTATACCTATAAAACTAATACCTACATTATCTACCGATCCACCTGAACCAAAGGTTCCTAAAAAATCTATAAAATCATTAAGAACATATCAATTAGGGGTTGTTTATAGAGATGCTTATGGTAGAGAAACTCCTGTATTAGCATCGTCAGAAGAAGATAATAATATTACTTCTGGTACAATTGTTACTAAAAAAGGATTAGCAGATAATTATAATAGATTAGAAGTTAGATGTGCTAATAATAAACCATATTGGGCAGAAAGTTATAAGTTCTTTATAAAAGAAACTTCAAATGAATATTATAACTTAGCAATGGATCGTTGGTACAACGCAGAAGATGGTAACGTTTGGATATCTTTCCCTTCGGCAGAGAGAAATAAAATAGACGAAGATACCTATTTGATACTCAAAAAACAACATGATAATGATACTTTTGTAGCGGATGAAGGTAGATACAAAGTTATAGCTATAGAAAACGAAGCCCCTAAGTTTATAAAATCTTCTTTAAGATCTTTTGGTAGTGTGCCTATGACTTGGGTGTCTGGAGGTGAACCAATAGAAAATTACACACAAATATACGCGGACACAACTAAGTTTGAAGCCGGTGGATTTGGAGACGCTGTAGGATTATCTGATCTAAGATTAAGAATAAAAAATAGCGCTAATAGTTCTGCTTGGTACGAGGTATCTGGTATATCTCAATCTACAACTAATAATTATTATTTAATTTCATTGGCAAAAAAGTTTAACGAAGATATAGCATGGTGCGACCCAGATGGAGATGGTACTGTTATAACAGGTTTAGAGTTAGAAATAGCACAAGCTGTTTATACTGATAAACCTGAATTTGATGGTAGATTTTTTGTTAAAATATATAAAGATATAGCTTTAGTAAATAATATATTAACTATTGCGATGACAGCTCCTACGTTTGCTATAAAAATGGCTAAACATCATTATTACTTAAACAGCGCCTCAGGAAGAGATATGGAGTGGTGGGAAGAAGGTTGGAATAGAACCGACTTTTTTATTGACGGTGAAAGAAGAGGTTTTGTAGGAGCAGGATATCAAAATACTGTTATTGGGTGTGTAGATCCGCTTCAAGGATACTTATCTAATATAACTGGAAATATTCCAACTGGTGGTGTTTTAAATAGTGCTTATTATGCTGGTCACGCAGGTCCTTATACATCAGATCATGGAGCTGGTATATCAGGGTTCCATTCTGGTCATCCAAGTTTAAACTGTTCTATGGAGTTTAGTGTTTCTAAATTAGAAAATGGAATTGACTTCCAAGAGGCAGAGGCATTTAGTTTAGTTAATACCGATCAAAATGATTTTTGGCAAGCTTTAAAATCAGTTGGAACTATGTTTAGATGGCAAAACGATCCAGATGGAGTTATATATGTAGTGGAAAGTGCACAAGACTCTGGAGATCCAGGCCCTCCTAATAGCGGTACTAATGGCAATGGAATACTAAACTTTAGTAGTAGTAACTGTTCTGGTAACACTAAAGGTGAGCAAGATGACAACAAAACAAGAAGACTTTATCTAAACTTTAGAACACACGTAAAAGGATGGAGAAAAGATTCGCAAAATACCAACGTTAGTCTACAAGAAACTTATATTTCCGATCCAGCTTTAAAAGCCTCGGTGGGAACAAATATTGGACAATTGCCTCATTGGCAAGGAGGACCAGTTCCACCTAGTCTTTTTAGGCCAATTGATAATTTTAGTGACGCATCTAATATAGCATTAGCCGCGGCTGGAACTCCAGTTTCTATAGGACACTCAACTGGATCAAAGAGTACAACTTTAACTGAAATACCAAAAGAAATAACAGAAACTAGTAGAGCTGCATATACAAATAAAATAGAAATATTAGATGTCTTTTATGAAGACGAAAACTCATATCAAAGCGAGAACCCTGCTATATGGGAAACAGAACCAAAGGAAGATGTAGGATTAGATATATACTACGAAGCTAGTCAAGCTTATCCAATGCAAATAAATTCTAAGACAAACGAAATGTACGCGCCTATAGGAAGTGTGATAACTTGCGAAGATACTAGTATAGAAATAACACCTGGGACAACATTACAATCGTGGAACGATAACGAAATTATAATATCTAACCCACATTCTACCACGTTTGACGCTTCTACAAAGCAAGGTGGTATTGAAATTATGACTGGTTTAGCAAATGGAACTGTTTTAACTTTCTCTGTAATAGACCAACAAGGTAATCTCGTTAGCGCTACTAGAGCTGTAGTTGGATCATGTTTATTGTTGAATAAGATTCAACTACAAAGAGACGTTAGTAAGCAAAGACAAACGTTACCATGGTTTAATTGTTATTCATTTGGTAATGGAGTTGAATCAGATAGAATAAGAGATGACTTCAACACACCAACAATAGATAATGGCCCTAAAGCGTCTACTACTTTAGCTAAACATTATGAAGAAGAAAGAAGAGGTAATGGTTTAATATATTCTGGTATATACAACTCTACTAGCGGTGTAAACAATCTTAATCAGTTTATAATGGCTGAAAAAATAACAAAAGATTTAAATCCTAGATTTGGTACTATACAAAAGTTACACTCTAGAGATACTGATATTATTGCTTTGTGTGAGGATAAGGTGTTAAAAATATTAGCAAATAAAGACGCTGTATTTAACGCTGATGGAGATCCACAATTAGTGGCGACGGATAGAGTTTTAGGACAAGTAGTTCCTTATACTGGTGAATATGGTATATCTAAAAATCCAGAATCATTTGCTTTCCAAGCATACAGATCTTATTTCTCTGATAAAGCTAGAGGAGTCGTATTGAGATTGTCTAGAGATGGTTTAACACCTATATCATCTCATGGTATGAAAGATTGGTTTGCTGATAATTTAAAAACCGCTAAAAATATTATAGGTAGTTATGATGATAAAAAAGAACTGTATAATATTACTTTAGCAGATACATCTATAGTTATAAGCAGAGATGATGTTCCAAATTCACCTATAGAATGGACAGACGTGAATGCATTGGGAGATTGGAGAATGGGAGACACCGCTAGCGCTGGTAAATGGGTACAACACGGAGATAACAATACAAATCTTTTAACTGGAAATTCAAGTTTACCAAATGTCACTAATATAATACTAGCAACAACAGATGCTTTTCCGACGGATCAAACATCTAATTTTACAGATTTAATATCTGCTTTTAATACACATGGAGCTAGTAATGTCTTATTACATTATCAAGTTCTTCACGGTGGATTAGGATCTCAATCACCAACGTTAAACGCTGGTAATAATGCCCCTATAATAACATTTGAAATTTTAGCAATTAATTCCACAACTCATAATGGGTTCCCAACATACACGTTTACCGTATCTTACGATTCTGGTGATTGGTCCCAACAAGATATAACTCATTTTTGGTGGAGTTTAAAAAGTGTTGATGGAAATATATTACCAAAAGGAGGAGATAAAAGTATTAAAGATTATACTGTAAGTTTTTCTGATAAAGTAAATGGATGGGTAAGTTTTAAATCATTTATTCAAGAAAATGGATTAAGTTTAAATAATAAATATTACACATTTAAAGCTGGTAAACTATACGAGCATAGAAGAGATAATACAGTAAATAACTTTTATGGCACACAATATAATTCTTCTATAAATGTTTTATTGAATGGATCTCCGAATACTGTTAAGAGTTTAAATACGATAAATTATTCTGGAAGTCAAGCTAAAATCACACAGAATTTATTAACAGGGGTTAACGCGGATGGTTATAATCAGTTTGACGGAGAATATTTTAATAATTATTCTGCTCTTGGATGGTATGTTGATTCTATAGAGTCAGACTTACAGTCTGGAGCGAAATTAGAATTTAAAGAAAAAGAAGGTAAATGGTTTACATTTATAAAAGGAGTTAAAACATATTTTAACGATGACAAAGATACTAATTTAGATATGACTGAATTTTCTGTTCAAGGAATAGGTTATTCTGGAACGGTAATATGTCCTGACTGTGGAACTGGAGAACCTGAAGAACCTGGTTACGCGTGTGGAGATAAAATTATAATGACAAGCGATGGAGATAATATAGTATATGGAGTCACGGGTAACATAACACAGTTAAACGATTTGTTAAACTGGTTTAATCAAGATTCTATTTATAGAACTTATAATTTCCAAGATTACGTATTTGAACTTCAACAAACACCTCCTGCTATAGTAGCCCCTTGTCTTACTGGTAATGGAGACAATAGATGGGAATATATAGTAGACGTTAAAATAACTATACCTACGAACACCAATGGTCACCCAGCCGGATTACATACATTCAACAAGTATATTGATATAATAGCGTTTATAGAGCCTATTTTAGGTTCTTCAGTTACTTCTTGGGATGAAATAGCTCAAGGCCTTCATAATCTTTATAGTTACGAGGCTTATACTAGTATTCAACACGCACCTTGTGAATGCGACCCTATAGACCCAACACCTTCGGATTACACGTTAACAGTATTAGACGATCCTTCGGATCATTAAAATAAAATAAATGGCACACGCAAATTACTCAGTATCTACATATACATCTACTGAAACAGAAAATGATTCAGTTGCTTTAGGTCAAATAGCTAGTTCTATAATACTAATAATTACACCAGATTCTGGTTTTAGTGTTAGCGCTAGTGCTTTTAGTGTTGGTGGGGCAACAGAGGGGCCAGCAAATACATTCACAGGTGGAAACGTTAGTCCAGAAGTAGCTAGCGTAACATTCACAGATACAACCGTAGCTGGTCAAGGAAATAATTTAGTACACGCTGAGGTTATTTTTAACAACTTTATTATGCCTGCTTCTAATAAAGATATTTTAGTAGATATAGATGGAGAAGCACAACCTATTGTTAGTGACGAAAATATATCTTTTTGTGTAACAGACAACGTGCAGTTCGACGGTTATTGCCCGCAGACTTCTTGGCCTGCCAGTGGTGATCCTATAGAACCTGGTGTTTATTATCCAACAGGAGCAAATCTATGTCATGGGCACTTTATAAATACAGAAGAAGGAAGTGGAATAACAGCATCCCAAACAACAAATCCATCTTGGACAAGCCCTTTACTTAACCAAACTTTAGACGCCGAAGCGACTGCTCATAGCGGAACAATTCTTAGCGGTGTTGAAAAAGTTGTATTTACAAAAAGTTTTTGGACGCCACCGTTAAAAGCTTTTCAAGTTGAACCTTTTTATATTTTAAATGCCGGGAGCGACGCTAGTAACTACACGATAGAAGAAACCCCTTCAAACTTTCAAGTGGACAAAGTTATGACGCAAGACACGGTGAATAGTGATAGGATTTTTTGTGATACAACTGATATTATACCTGGCATGCAGATTCAAGGAAGCTCAATAAATAGTTGTAGCTTAGAAATGTCAAATCAATCTGAGACCTGTTGGCCAGGAAACGGATGGGGATTTGATGACGTTAGAGTTATAAGAGTAATATCTGCAAATGAAATTCAAATAACAGAGAAGATACCTGGATTAACCACAGGCGATACTTTAACGTTTACAACTTTTATAAATAATACTTATACAACTCCAGGTGGACAAACATATGGATGGGCGCCATGGTGTTGTGCTAAACAGTTTGTAGTTAAGTATACTGGCACAGAAGAGGTCGAGTGTGGTGAACATAGCATTGACTTTGCCGCGCAAGATGGCGATCCAGCTGGGGCAGGTTGGACCGACGATGTGTTAGGTAAAATTACTAGTATTGATATAAACACAAACACTATATCTCCAAGAGGAGAAACTAGAAAAATTAGCGTAACAGGGAATGAGCATGCTGTTTTTACTATAAAAATAACTAGCAACGAAGGAAAAACTTATGATTTCACTTCAGACACTTTCACAACAGCAAACACTGATTCTGGAGAATTAAATTTAGATAATAGAAACACCTATGAAAAAACTATAGTTTATCCAAGCGTTAGCAAAGACGTTACATATACAGCTACTGTAACGCCTAAATTAGGAATGATTATAAACGAAGGAGACAACGTTGTAAATACAAACACTGATGTGGTTAGTGGTGTAGAAAAAGAATATGCGTTAACACAGTACGACAACAAAACAGTAACTTTTACAGCCGACGCTACAAGTAGTGGTATGACGCTTTCTTCTGGATTAACAGCACCAGGTAATATTAAAAGACAAGCTAACACTGTTTATAGTGGAGGTATAACTATACCTACATGGACAGGTACTATAACTCATGCCAGCGGTGGTGTGATATATGCGTCTAGATTACCAAGAAGATCTAGTAACAATGTAGCTGGAGATTTTACTAATTCTACTTCGACTGATCACATCATGAATCTAAGTCCTAGTTTTAATGGAACTGGAAAAGTAACTATAACAGCAACAATAACTGGAACTTTAGATAAAATGGGTACAGCAAACCAAACTGTTACTTTTGATATTGATGATTTTGTTAGTAGAACTCCAAATTGCTATGATTACACAATGACTTACAGTATAAGTAGACTTGAATCTAATCCTGCGGTCGCTATTAAAGTCCACACAGGAAATCAACTTTATGGGAGCGAATACGGAACTGGAGGAACTGTATTTGAGCAAGGTAGCACTCAATTATCAGCACCTAATACTACAGCTAATGGTCGAGATACTGACGAAACCTATAAAGATTCGGCAGGAACGCCTAGAAAAGTATTTACTGTTGTCAGTACAAGTTTAACGCATGTTACTATTGGATCTAACGATCCTGATTATGACGATGGATATTTCTTTGGTCATCCGAGCAGCACAGTTACTGGCTCTACCCACAATGATCAAATAGTGCTTATGTACACTGGCGGCGCTACAGTTGGTGATACAGAAACGTTTACCTATAAATGCAACGATGGTACTACTGATAGTGCCACTAAAACTTTTACATTAACTTACACTGAATAACTATGCCGATAATAACATTAAATTTTACTTTTCCAGTTCAAACATCCGTACAGATAAATGATATAGCTTATTATGTAGAAGTTTGGGAGAAAGGAGGTTTTGACATGAAAAATAAAGACTTAGTAAAAATAGGTAAAATACTTTCTGTTGGGATAAATAGTATTACCTGTGAGATTTCATCTAGCACTGTTCCTCCGGTGGCTTATCAACCCGGAACGCCTCCATATCATTTGATAATGTTTAGTAAAGATAATGAAGCTAACATGTCTAGTTTATTAGGTTATTACGCGGATATAAAACTAATTAATGATTCTACAGAGAAAGGAGAAATATTCTCTATAGGTTCAGAATACTTTGAAAGTAGTAAATAATATACAAAAACTGTAACTATATTGTTATAGTAAATTAAATTAAATGGATAAAAATATAACTCTTAGTAAAAGAAAAGAAATACAAGAACTACAAGATTTATTAATAGAAAACGCTGACGGAGTAAATATAGAGGGAGATGGTAAATCTATAGTTCATAGTAGTAATTTTCCTTTAAAACACACATTTGCAGATGGTATATACGTTAGACAAATGGATATGAAAGCTGGATCAATGGTAGTTGGAGCTATACACAACCATTTACATGTTTGGTTTTTATTAACTGGCAAATTGAATATCGCAACAGAAAAATCAATAGAAGAGTTTATCGCGCCATGTTATGTTTTAGCAGAGCCAGGTAGTAAAAGAGTTATATACGCGGTAGAAGATTCTATATTTGTAAACGTACATAAGAACCCAAAAAACGTAAAAGATATAGATAAATTAGAACTAGAAATAGTTTCTAAAACATTTAAAGAATATGAAGAATATACTAATAAAAATAAATAAGATATGAGTTTTATGGTAGCAGGTATAGTCGCCGGAGCTGGTGGACTAACAAAAATAATATTAGCAAATCAAGGTAGAAAAGCTAGAATAGAAGAACAAAGACAAGCTAATCAAGAGTTGGCTAAACGTAAGGTTGATATAGAGGGTATAGACACAAGTAACCCATATGCTAACTTAGATAATGCCTATGAAGATTTAACAGTTAATAAACAACAAGCCGAGTTTCAAAACCAAAAGAATCAACAAAACATGGCTAATATGATGCAAAATATGGGAGGCGCTGCTGGTGGAAGTGGTATAGCTGGATTGGCTCAAGTAATGGCTAATCAACAAACACAAGCAACCCAAGCTGCTTCAGCCTCTATAGGTCAACAAGAGGCTGCTAATCAAAAATTACAAGCTAGAGCACAGCAAGAAATAGAGATGAAAGAAGGATATGGAAAAAGTATATCACAACAAAGAGAAGCGCAAAAAAGAAAATTATTAATGGGTCTGTCTCAACAAAGAAAAATTGGTGCTGACGCAGCTAGACAAACAGCTAGAGATCAAATGGCTTCTGGAATCGGTGATATGGTTGGAGGCATTACTAGCGCTGCCACAGGCATGCCTATGGGATAATAAACAAATAAGTATATGAAAAAGAAAAAAACACCTTTACAACTTAACGAAGGCTTAATAAAAAGAGCTAGATTAACTAATCAATATAGCGGTGGCGATATGTCTACACGTGGTACTTGGGATGTTGACGCTATGTTTGATCCCGTAAAAGAAGTAATGGCTCAAAGAATGTTAAAAACAGAAGAGGATAATAAAAAAATAAAAGAAGAGATAAATAATCCAAATAAAAATAATAAAAAAAATAAGAAGGATAATATCGAAGATATTATAAACAGAGGAGAAAACGAAGCAAAGAAAGAAGAAAAAGTTATACCGCCTGAACCAACAAAATATTTAACTGTAGAGTGTGATGATAGTACGGATGATGAATGTTGGATGGGGATGAAAGAGATTTTAACAGAAGAGTGGATAAAATGGAACAACGAGTATGGGGATCCAAGCGCTATAAAACAGTTAAAAAGTCCTTTTAAAAAATATTCAGCATTAAAAACAAATATAAGAGAGAATTATATACCAGGACAAAATAGTCCTTTTCAACAAACAGTTGGTATGGGGCCAAAGGGAAGAGATAATGTTGGTCTTACGGGGGATACAACTTACGGCCGTGCGGAAGACGAAAGATATGATATATGGAAAACTTTTATAGATTTACCAGAAAAAGAACTTCAAAAAAGAATAGGAAACGCTATAGCAAATGATGTATCTAATAACGAAGAATATGGAGTTATTTTAAAACCAATAGAAAAATTACCTAATAAACAATGGAGAGAATCTATAACAGAGTACATGGGATTTGTTAAAGAAAATATGATAAACTCAATTAAAGACGGTCAATTAGAGTATAAAGACGCTTGGATGAGTAATGCTCAAAGCGCTATAACTAACGTTCAGAAGTTTATTAACAAAAGAACAGATTGGATGCAGCAAATGGGAGGAGATCAAACTTTAACAAATAAAGGTGGTTCTACTATGTCTGCCGCTAGTCATAAAGGTGATAAACGCCAATGGGATTTAACTTATTTAGGAGATAAAAATATTCAAATGGATTTGTCAGAGGAAGGTGGTATATATTTTAAACTTGAAGGTGTTGACGATATCTGGTCTGTTGATGATTTAGACGCAAACACTTACAACAAAGATTATAGAGGTTTACAAATATGGAACGAGTTAAAGAAAAAACTAAAAGAATCAGCCTCTGAAGGAATTGAGTTTAACGAGCCAGCGGTAGAAAGCGTTATTGATGGTATACTACAATCAGATGAAGCTGTTGGATCTTGGGCTCATGATAATTTAGATGGAGAAAGTTTTTTTGATAGATATTATAAGGCTGCTCCAGAAGAATTCGATATAAATCCTTTTATGCCAGAACACTCTGATTACAATGTAGAATTAATAAGAGATATGGTGAAAAACGGGATGATTAATATGGCTAAACAAACATTCGCTACATACGCTCCTAAAGTCGCAAAAACAGCTTTAACAGTTAAACAATTAATAGATAAATATAGAAAATGATTCAAGAGCAAGAATTAGAAAGTATTATAGAAGGTATGTTAGCAGATGGTTACTCAGAAGATTCTCCTGAGATACAATCTGTTATACAGCAATTTGATAGTGAAAAGAAGATTGAGGACGCTCAAGAACAATCTAATAAATTAAAAAAAGAATATAATTTTAGCGAAAATATTCCTTTAGAAGATAAAAAACCAACTGAAGATCAAGAAGATCAAGAAGTTATTAGCGACGAAAGTGTTACTACGGAAACAGACAACGAAGATAAAGTTAAAATGTCTGCTGATATACTTCCAGACGTTAATATTAGAGCAGTTGATAAAACTATTACTACAGATTCTCCTGATATTGATTTTATTAATGATGATGAAATTGAAGAAAAAGAAGTAAAAGCAGAATTAGCAGAAGAAGATCAGAATTTTGATGACATTATTGTTGATCTTGATTTTGATGAAATAGAAAAAGAAGAGAATACTGAAGTTCAAAAAGAGGCTATACAGTATAATCCTGAAATGAATATTAAACTTTTAGACAAAGAAGAAAAAGAAGAGTTTAAAGTAGCAGAAAACAAAAAAAATTCAACAACTCAATTTCTAAATGGAGAATACAATCAAGAAGAGTATGTAAATAGTAAACTAGGTGATGATTTTGATGTTACTCTATTTAAACGTAATATTGGAGATGGTTGGGTAGTATATTCTAATTTATCTGTGGCAACCTTAGATCCTATGAGTTGGAGAGAAGAAAAAGTAGCACCAGATCCTTTAGTTAGAACAAATAAAAACCCAGATGACGCGTGGGAACACGCTTATCAATTAGGACAATATTGGAGCTTCACATCTGAAGATTCTGCTGATGCTTTTATAAATAGCAAAACAGATGTTTGGGATTTAGTTCAAAACAACGAAATATTCAACATGAAAGATGCTCAGAATATTTTAAAAGGAAAAATTACTAGTCCAGATAAAATACTTAAATACAAGTCTCCATCAGGGCCTAATTTAGAACTATCATTGTTTCATGGGGCACGTTTAACTCCTAATGAATTTAAGTATTATAAACTTGATTTTGATTCTGAAGCTGGGTTTAATGAAAAAAGAAATAAAGTTATAGATTATACTAAAAAAACATTAAGCTTTGAAAAGAAAAGTAAGAATATTAAAAAGTACCCTGAAACATTTAAAGATTTAAGCGATACTTCTATTAAACACTTATTAGACGGTATAGCTTTTGTAAAGCAATCAATTAATGGTATTGTCGGGACTAATGAAAACAAAACAATTTTTACATTATTAAATAGTGATTTATATAATAATGAAATTCAAGTTTTAAAAGACCTAATTGAAAAAGCTATAGATAATCCAACGGCAGAAAACATCGATAACATGAAGACGCAGCTTGATCGTACGGCCAATGGGGAAGACTGGGCTGATATACATTGGTACATGAACATGGTCAATGTAGATGTTAGTAACATGAGAAAAACTACTTTTAGTACTTCTGATACAAAAGATTGGATTGGTAGTGAGTTTATGAAATATTCTGACAAGGTGTCAATGGATTTTTATACGGTAGATAATCAATTTCTTTTTCCTGGGTGGAAAGATAATAAAAAGGCTAGAGAATCAGCTAAAGGACTTAAAGATTTTTCATCGTATATTTATGCTCATACTAATAAAAAATTTAAAACTCCAATATCTAATGATAATTGGGAAAGAATAAAAAAGAACGCTGGAAAGGGTAATATATTTCTAACTAGCAAAGAATTAAGTTACGCAGATCTTTGGAATAGTCCCACTAATAATCTCGCATGGTTAATTGGACAATCTGGTTGGGGTGTTAATGTTACTTTTATAATAAATGAAGAAGCGTATAATAATTTTGTAAATAGAGAAGGACATTATTGGTATATATTAGAAGGTGGGTATAGATACGGAGACCCTGAAAGTTTTGCGTTCCAACCTATTGGGTTAGAGGCTATATTAAGCATTTTATCATATGGACTTAATAGAGAGTATGTTATATACGAGGATTACGCAAATAGATACAACAAATATCAAGAGCAAATCTCAAAAGAAAATTTATATTCTATTATAGGTGAAAGTGGAAAAAGAGTAGCTGTTAATGGTCAAAAAGTTTTAAACGAGATTGAAGAGCTTTCTAATTTTTTAGGAACTAAAGATAATCCAAATGCTATTACGGAAGAAATTAAGAAAAATATAGAAACAAAAACCAAGCAATTAGTAAATCTTTCGGAAAATAATAATATAAAAAGCGCTCATAGTGAGTATGTAAGTAAGTTATTAGAAATATCTTTTAAGTATAACTTAGAATTAGAAAGATATAAAAACACGCCTTTATTGAATGATGACGGAAGTGTTATGAGGTTTGATAATGGAAACCCTGTTTTTCCTAAAGACGTAGAATATGGGGAAAATTTAATATTAGCAAAAGAAAAAGAATTAGAGGCACTTGCTAATGCTGAGTCAAAAATTGCTTATGTTGAGTTTCAAGAACATCCAGATGTTAAAAATAGCGCAGAACTGTTTAATTATTTAACAAGCGAAGAAGTTACAACATTTATAGACACTTATGATTTAGCCGTTAGAAGATATAATTCTATAGTTAATTGTAGAAGTTTTCAAGAAGATTTAGAAGATTTAAAACAACTTGGAAAAGCTACTAGCGCTCAATATAGTATAGTAGAAGCTATAAGATTACAATACATAAAAGAACTTGATGTTTTAGAAAATTTCAACGAACAACAAGCTTTAGCTTGGGACCGTATTGCTCAATTTTCACCTTTAGGGGCTGATATTACAAAAGGAATATTTGATGGTGTTTTTAATAGGTTTTTAGGAAGTGCGAACGAAATGGTTTCAGGTGTTTTTGGGTTGTTTGATGAATTAGATCCTCAAGATTATATAAGTGTAGAAGAGCAATATGCCTTTGAGTATAATCAAAAATATGGTTGGTTAGACGTGTTTGATTCATATGCCCCATTTATTAGTAGCCCGAAAACACTGTACGAGACAAGAACTAGATCAGGTGATAATATAACCACTGATGATGATGATGGTTGGACTGGTGAAGACGGGAGAAAATATTGGACTAGATTCGATAAGGATATGAACATAATAGGTCATTACTATGTGGGACCTGATGGTAGATTTAGAGACGTTACAACAGAAGAGGCTAGAGTTTTAAATTTAGATAATCAAGCAACTAAAATTCTTGAAAAAGGAGAAATGGAAATTGATTATCAAAATTGGTCTTTAAGAATGTCAACTCAAAATAGTGTTGCCGAAGCCATTAAAATGTTTGGTGTTGCTAGAATTATGGGTGGACTTGGAACATTTACAAGTGTTAGAATACCTATTTACGGTAAAACTGGTTTAAATATCGCGCCTTCACTTTCATTATGGTATGGTGTAGAACAATATAGAGATTCTTTTCATCAGTATAAAATGGCTAATCCTTTAGCTACAGACGACCAAGCAAACGAATATGCTTTTTGGAGTGGTATAATTACAGGTGTAGCCGCTTCTATTAGTCCAGAATCAGTTTGGTTGATTAAAGGAACAGGAATACCGGCTGTAATGACAAAAGAGCTTCAGAAACTAATGAAAAAAGGTAAGTTAACAAGGCTTGATGTGTCGCAGTTGATTTTTAGACATATTGGTACTAGAGTCACGTTTGAAGTGGTTCAAGAAATGACAGATTATGTTTTTCAACAAGTAAACAACTCTGTGCATGATGATATTAATCTAGCTCTTATACAAACTGGTGATTTAAATAGTATGACCAGTTCAAATCAATTTAACGAAGCATGTGAGATTATAGTACAAACTGCTTATTCTACTACGCTTACCGCTGGTCTTGGAGGTATAAATTCTTTCACTAAACTTGGCACAAACGATAACTTTACTAGAGCATTATTATATCAATTAAAAAACGGTAGAGTTGATGAGATGTACAAGTGGGTTGATAAGTGGCAAAAAAGTAATAAAATAGATGCTGAGAATGCTCAAGAGCTTAGAAGGTTGATAAAGTCGGCTAATGATTGGTTTACAAACGTAAATAAAGAAGAGTTTAACAAGAAAACAGAGTACGAACAAATGTTAGCAGCTCAACTTTATATTCAAAAAAGAATAATTGATTTAGACATTAAAAAAGAAGGTCTTACAGAAGATCTTAAAAAAGCAAAAGAAGCTAATGATAAAAATATAAAAAACTTAGAAAGCGGTAAAATACATCTTGCTATGGTACCTAGTATACCGTTTCTTAAAGGACAACAGACAGTAGTTAAGAATATGGACTTTGGTAGTGTTAGAGGTCTTAATGGTAAAAAATTAGTTGAATTAAAAGATAAAATAGCTTTAATAGAAGCCTTAAAAAAGAGAAAACGAGACGGTGGAAGACTTACAAAAAATCAACAAGATATTTTAAATATATATGAAGCTAATATAAAGAAAGTAAAAACAGCCGTTGATCAGAAATTACAAATAGAAGTAGATAGTTATTTAAAAGATAAAAATATAACTAACCCTTCTGAAAGAGACAGAAATTTAGCTTTAGCAGAAATACTTAGAAGAAAATTTCATCTAAACGCGATGGATCAAAAAGACAACCAAAGAAAAGTAGATCATATAAACCAAGTAAAAGAATTAACAGAAGAAGAAAGACAGGAGTGGGAAAACAATCCTATTGTTGATATTACATGGGATCTTATAAACACTGAAGATGGTATAGCGTTATTACAAAGTTTATGCAAAACAAGAAACCAAAGAGAAATGCTTTTAAACGCTGTTAGAATAATACAAACAGCCAAAAGCAACGGTATAGACTTAAATATAAAATTTCATTTTACAGATGCTTCGTACAGAAAAGTACCAGGCACGCATAGAACCAATGGTATAAAAGTAAGTAAAAAAGGAGAAAATCCTTTAATACATATTAGAGCAAATGGAAAACACGCAAGTCAAGTAGCGATTTCCAGCGACGTATTACACGAAGGTTTTCACGTGTTTTTAGATTTATTAGAAGCGAAACCTGACGGAAAGGAGTTTGTGAAAAAACTAAGAAGCATAATGTTTGACCATATTAAAAAAGACGAAAGTCTTTCGTTTATATTGCGTTTTGCGGACCAATATAGAAATGATTTTGTGGAAAAATATCCTAGAAAACCAGATCAATCAGAAGCGGAATACAATGCCTTTATAGATGATAAGTTAGCTGACGAAGCTCTTGTAGAGTTTTTAGCAAGAGCAACTTCAGATCACGCAGGAGATGAATCGGTTGACATAAGTGATTTGCAAAAATCTAAAATTATACTTAGTATGAAGAAGTTTTGGAACTATATGGTTCCAGCTTCTAAATGGTCTTTCGATTTAGGTGAAATAGATTTTGACGAAGCGATGTCTTATGCTAATCATTTGATTAATGGAGTTAGAAAAGGAAAAGTTGATTTAGAATTAACTGGAGAAGAAGAAGTAGAAGGAGTAGTAAAATCATATCAAAGAAAAGGAAATCAAATTAACAAATTAGCTGCTGACGATTTTTATGGTAATCTTTTAGAAATACAAGGTTTGTTTGAAGAGGTTATTATAGACATCGCCTCGAGAGATAGAGTAAGTGAAAAAGGGAATCTTTATAGAATACAGGATTTAGAAGGATATAATGAAGATGCTTTTATGGCAGCAATGTTAAATATTGTAGATGATTATACCTGGGGTAAATCTGCTTTTGATATAGAAAAAACTTATACTACTGATGAAAATGGTAATCCTGATTTGTTTGCTTATGTTAATACTATATTAAACAAACGTGTGGCTTACGAAACCGATAAGATGTTAAAACAAGCTCCTGATACTAAGCCTTTTGATCCAACTGTTGGATTGCCTCCATTAGAAGGAACAGTACCAGAAGTAACAGTTACACCAGAAGACGCTGTAGATAATAATGATAATTTAAATTTAGAAGAAGAAAATTTAAATACAACGCCTATAGAAGATAATATTAAAGTTGAAGAAGAAACTACTTTAGTTGATGTAGAGCAAGAAGGTGAAACAACTACAGAAGAAGTTAGAACAGAAAAAGGTCTTGATCAAACAGTTAAAGATCCTTCTGGAAATGATATTACCTATAAGCAAAGAGCTATTAATATTATTAGATCTATATTAGCGACTAAGCTACCGGACTTTACAATTACTGGAACTAAAAATGATAGATCAACCCCGTTTTTACGTGAACTTCAAAGAGAGTTAGGTAAAGATTTACAATTTGAAACTCAACAATTAATGGGTAAAACAGTTGAAGAATTTACTGTATTTTTAAATGAAAATAAAGAGTTATTAATATCACAACTACCTGTTACTTATTTAGCTAAAAACATACCAGAGGTAATAGAGAAATTAGTTATACAAGAAGATGGTACTAAAGTATGGACAACAGATTGGAAGGGTAGAAAAAGAGGTGCTAAACCAGGCAATATTGATTTTTGGAAATCGGAAGATGGTATTGCTTGGAAAGGTATTACATCTGGCCCTCAAAAAATAAGAGTAAAGAAAGATATAGATTACGATAAAATTGATTTAACAAAAATATTTATACCTGGTGGAAAACAAAAACAATCCAAAAAAGAAGGTTTAGCTTTAGCTCTTGGAAAACAAATAGGATTAGAAATTTTTACTAAGCAAATAAGTATAGGTAAACACTTAAACGATAAAATCGAAGAACTTACATATCTAAAAAATAAAAAACAACTTCAAAACGGTAAACAAACATACGTATTAAGCGAACAAGAAAGAAACGAGTTACAAAGACAAATAGACGTACATAAAGAAGCAATAAAAGAAAAGGCTCCAATTTTTGATACTTTTAAAGAAGTTGAAGGTTTACAAAATAGAATTTTACAAGGAAACTTTGTTAATGTATTACGAAGAGACATTGAGTCAGGTAATGTTAAACAAAAGAAAATTAGAAGTTTAGATCCTGTACAGTTTGATGGTTTATGGGAAGAGCTTCCAAATATTGGTATTCAAATAGCTAAAACAAATAGACGTAATCCTAATAATATTTATAGAATAATAGAAAAGAGTTTAAAAGATAAAGGAGTTTTTTCAGATAAAGATATTAAAGAGATTTCTGACGAAATGTTTAATATAGTAAGCATGTATCAAGATTTTACTGAAGAAGGTAAAGACATGTTGAGCTTAGACAACTTTATTAAGTTTGAAGTGGAAGATAGAAATTTATCTATAGTAATGTCAGAACAATTAGGTCTAATTGATTTAAATGGAAAAACAATTAAATTATCTAATGAGTTTGATAATATAGATAACTTAACAGTACAAAGAAGTATACCGTTAGATTTTGCTAGAGATATGATAGAGCAGCAAGGTATGAGTAAACTAGAAGTTGTTACTATGTTGTTAAAGTACTTTAAGGCTCATTACGCAGGTGCTAGTAAAATAAGTAGAGGTAACTTTGATATAATAGGTGGTTTATTAACGCCTATTATAGATTTTGTTAAAGGAACGCAAAGATATCAAGCATGTAAGAATGTGAAAGATTATGTTAATAACATAGTAAATGAAATTGATGGTGTCGAAGTTAAAGTTAGCGCTACAGGAAGAATAACTTCAGTTAAAATAGACGGTGAAAATGTGCCTTTAAGCGTGTTTTCTAGTTTCCCTCAAACTAAGAAAAACCTAAGAAAAAAAGGAACTGAAGCAAGTAAGGCTGATGCTTTAGGAGCTCAAGACGCGTTAAAGCTATTATTGACTTATGTAAAAGGACAAATAGACGCAGGTTATCTTACTAATAAAGATTGGGCGTTGTTGATGATGAGCTTAAAAAGTAACATGAACACTGTGTTAAGAAGATCTGCTATTTATAAGTTTGATCACAATGGAACGTTAAATTCTGATGATGTTTTAGAGCACTCTCTTCCAGCAGATAAATTAGTACATATATTAACTGATTTTTATTTAAACCCAGAAACTGAAATAACTGAAGATATGATGGAAGGGTTATGGGAAAATTATACATCAGCTATAATAACTAAAGAGATGGATAACGTGTTAAAAAACGCTGGTTTTCAAAAATCTATGCCTCCTGGGTGGAAAATAGGAGATCCTATACATTTACGTTATTACAACCCTGCTACTATAATGCAAGATGGTTTACATTCTATAGTAGATTTAGAATCTGGAGAGGTTATAGGTGAAAAATACTCTCAAGTTTCAAACATTGGAAATACTCTTAAAGATTCTGAAAATATTAAATTAAAAAACGAAGGTATAAAAAAATCTAGACAAAGAAACCATGATTCTAAAGGTATAGCTGTTTTTGATTTAGATGACACTCTTATTAAAAGTAATTCTAAAGTTATAATAAAATACGCAGACGGAAGAATTGTAAAGTTAACACCATCTCAATTTGCAGAACAAGGAACAAAATTAAGAGATTTAGAAGAAAATGGAGAGTTAGAATTAGATTATTCAGAGTTTTCTCAGCTTATAGATGTTGTAGAATCAGAATACATGGCAGATTTAGAGAAAAAATATGGTAAGTATGGAGGTCAAGATATATGGATATTAACAGCAAGACCACACTCTGCGTTTGAAGCTATATATGAGTACATGAAAGAAAAGGGATTAAAAATAAATATAGTCACACTTCAAGACGGTACAGAACAAGCTAAATTAAACTTTTTCATAGAAAGATATGCTGAAGGTTATAATGATTTTTACTTTGCGGATGATCATATAGGCAACGTGGAAATTGTAAAAGAATTTTTAGAGCAATTTGATGTTAAATCTGATATAATACAAGCAGAGATAAAAGCTAGTAAAAATATAGATACTAGGTTTAATATTATTTTAGAAGAAAAAACAAATATAAACGCAGAAGAAGTAGTATCAGACGCTGAGGCGGTATTAAACGCCGCAAGAGGAAGATGGAGTTTATTTCCTCCTTCTGCTTATGATTTTAAAGATTTTATATATTCTTTCTTGCCAAAAGGAGAAAAAGGAGAACAAGCAATGAAGTTTTTTGAAGAAACTTTAATAAATCCATATAATAAAGGTGTTCAAGATTTAAATAAAGCTAATATACAATTAAGAAAAAATTACAAAGAGTTAATAAAAAATCTACCTGAAATTAATAGGAGTTTACGTGAAAAAATTGGTGAGAGTTATTTTACTTATGACCATGCTATTAGAGTTTATTTATGGGTGGAAGTTATGGGAATATCTAAATCAAAAATACCTGGAGTTGATGTTAGTGAAATAGATTTTTTAATCGCAACTGTAAAAAGAGATACAGATTTACAAGCTTTTGCCGACGCATTAAGTATAATGTCTCAACAAGTTGATGGTTATGTTAAACCAGGAGAAAATTGGATAGTTGAAAATATAGCTTCAGATATATTTAAAATAAGTAGAGAAGGTAATAGAAAAATTCATTTAGCTAAATTTTTAGAAAATAAAGATATAATATTTTCTAAGAAAAACTTAAACAAACTTGAGAAAGCTTATGGCAAGAAATTTGTTGAAGCTTTAAAAGATATGTTAAGTAGAATGGAATCTGGTCAAAATAGAAAAATGAATCAATCCAGAATAGAAAAAGCTTGGGATAATTGGATGAACAATTCCGTGGGTGCTATTATGTTTTTTAATATGAGATCTGCTGTTTTACAAACTATATCTTCGTTGAACTACATGAACTGGAATAATAATAATCCTTTAAAGGCAGCTAAAGCTTTTGCTAACCAACCTCAATATTGGGCTGATTGGTCTTTTTTATTCAATTCTAATTATGTTCAAAATAGATTAGAAGCTATGGGGTTTGATCTTCAAGCTGAAGAAATACAAAGAGCAATAGAAGGCAAACAAAATAAAGCTAAAGCGCTTTTAGAATATCTTTTAAAATTAGGATTTACACCAACTAGAATAGCAGATGCTTTTGCTATTTGTACTGGGGGAGCAGCGTATTATAGAAATCAAATTAATTTTTATTTAACTCAGATAGATCCAGATACAGATGAGCTATATACAAAGGAAAAAGCAGAGGAATTAGCTTATTTAGATTTTGTTGCTACGTCTGAAGAATCCCAACAGTCAGCTGATCCTTCTAAAATATCTCAACAACAAGCGTCAGGTTTAGGTCGTATTTTACTTTCGTTCAAAAATACACCTATGCAATATATGCGTATAATAAGAAGAAGTATAATAGATTTATATTCTGCTAGAGGTGATGTAAAAACTAATTTAGGTAAAATTATATATTATGGAGGTGTGCAAACTTTTCTTTTTACAACTTTACAACAAGCAGTTTGGGCCGCTTATGGAGACGAAGAAGAATGGGATGAATCTAAAGATAAGGCTATACAAGGTATGATAGACAACCTTTTAAATGGTCTTGGTATTGGTGGAACAATAACTATTACTGTTAAAAACGGTTACTTGGAATATATTGATCAAAAAGGAAGGGAATGGGGCGCTGATCATACTTACACTATATTAGAGTTTGCTAATTTATCACCTACATTAGGTAGTAAATTAAGAAAATTATATTCTTCTATAAAAACAGAACAGTTAAATGCAGATGTAATAGCAGAAATGGGTCTTACTATAGAAAACCCAGCTTTTGATGCTCTTGCTAATTTAATATCCGCTTTTACAAACGTGCCTAGTGATAGAATAGTTAGAAAAATAAACAATATAATATTAGCTTCTAGTGATGAGGCTGAGGTTTGGCAAAAAGTCGCGTTATTATTAGGTTGGAGTGCTTGGGATGTTGGTTTAGATACAAAAGCTAAAAAACTACAAAAAGAAATTAAAGAAGAAAAAGCAAAAGAAAAAGAAAAACAATCTGAAAAAATAAAACAAAAAAGAATTCAAGATCTTTTAAACGAAGAAGTTTTACCTTTAGAAATAGAAGCAGAAAAAAAGGGAGATAAAGGACCTTGGTATTGTCCTCATGTAAAAAAGAGTGGTAGTAGATGTGGGGTTGAAGTTGATAAAGCCGGTCAGCTTTGTACTTACCATGAAAAGGTACCACAAAACGAAAGCGGTGAAAAAACACAATGTACTTTTATTAGAACCAAAGGAGGTAGATGTGGTAATCAAACCTCTGCTAAAAGTGGATTGTGCCCTATACATGATTAAACAATTTTAAAAACAAGTGATTATATAACAAACTAGTAATAATGACAAAAGAATTAAACGAAGACACTACATTTAAATTAAGCGTTAAAACAATGATAGCTTTAGGTTTTGCTATTGCCACTTTAATAGCTGGTTGGTATTCTTTAATGGCTGAAATACAAGAAGCAAAAGAACAACCCGTACCTGTAGATGTTACAATAATTAAAGAAGAAATTTTAAAAGAAATTCCTGAGGCTGAAATAACTAGAATGGAATTTGATATGAAAGATCAAATGATTAGACAAAGTATTATAACTACTCAACAAGACGTTGAAGAAATTAAAGAATCTATTGAAAAAATAGAAGATAAACTTTATAACAGATGATGAAATTTAGCGCTAAATGGAGAATATTCACGGTATACATGTTAGTAATTATACTAACTATATTTGCTAATTCCGCTTTTGGACAAATAACAGTAAAACATTTTAACGCTGAATGGAACAAAAATAATGGCGTAGATTGGATAATGAATTTAAAAGACTGTCAAACTAAAAGCTATGTTGATATAGGTAAAGAACCAGAAGCTCAAAAAAAATACAAAATAGCAGTTGTACCAACAATTATAATATTTAAAGACGGTGAAGAGGTCGCTAGATTTCAAGCTGATTTAAGTTTTAAATTACTAGCAACAAGAGAAGAAGTACAAGAAGAAATAGACGAACAATTAATGAGTGATTTTTAATATGGCTTTTAAAATGCGAGGTTTTACACCTTTTACACAAAAAACAGAAAATCCTTATGGGTGGACAGATTCAGAGTATAAAATAGTTAAAAAAGAAACTATAGATAAACTAAATAAATATAAAGAGTTGTCTACTACAAACCCTGATGGACACACTTTAGATTACGGTGAGACTCCAGATGATAATTCAGGTGTTACTAACAAAGTAAAATATAACGAGTTAGTGGACTATGCTAGAGAAATAAATATAAATTGGCCATGAAAAAATTATTATTATTATTATTATTACCATTTACCTTATTAGGACAAAAACCTTTAACGGTTAATGTTACAACGGACTCATATCCAACAGAAACATATTGGATAGTTTTTAAAGACAGTCTTTACGGGGACACTATAGCTGAAGTTTCAGCGGGCCATTATACATCCGCTAACACCTCATATACGGATACGGTAATATTAGCTGATAGTATAACTAATATTACGTTTTTAATAAGAGACACGTATGGTGACGGGATTATGGCTCCAGGTAGTTTTTATATAACTTTATGTGAAGACACTATAATATCTGTACCAACCCCTAACTTTAACACTGGTATGTATTGGAATAGACCAACACCAAATTGCATGCCTATTCCACCACCAGCACAATGTGTGCCAGCTTTGGTTAATATTAATTTAGATCAATATCAAAGCGAAACAACATGGGATATAAAAGATTCAACGGGCGCTTTAATAGCAACAGGAGGGCCTTATACAAACGCTCCTGATTATGAACCACAGTTTGAACCAGTATGTTTACCCACAGGTAATCTAACTTTTACAATATATGATTCTTATGGAGATGGACTAGCTGGTAGCTTGTGGGGAGGACAAGACGGGTCATACTACCTGATACAATGTGGAGATACCTTAGTGCATGGTACCGTTGCTAACTTTGGGACAGATTCCACTCATACTTTTATATCAGACACCTGCGTTCCTCCACCACCAGTGCCAGGATGTATGGATGAGAATTATTTAGAATACAATCCGTTAGCTACAATTAGTGACAGTAGCTGTTTAACTATGAAAGTTATTGGATGTACTGATTCAACAATGTTCAATTATGATTCTACCGCTAACTATATGGATTATATAGATAGTTGCGATTACACCCTTATACTACATGATCTTGTAGGTAATGGCTGGGTAGGAAGTAAATTAGAAATATATCAAGGTGATGATACTAGTGTGTTTTATATGAATACACCTAGTTTAAATCAATCCTTTACGATACAATTAAATGCTCCAGAAATAGTTAAAGCTAAATTCTTTGTAACATCACAAGCTCAACACACAGCTTTAGAATGTGGATTTACTTTACGTAACCCAATGGGTGATACAGTATTAAGTGTAACACCACCGTTTATTGTTCCATTTCAAACCTACACAGGAACAACATATTGTGGCAACGAGTGTATTGAAGTAGTTAATGGATGCATGGATTCTACTGCTTTTAATTATAATTCTTTAGCGAATACAGCAGAGCAATGTTACTATATTCCAGGATGTATGTCTCCTGCGTATCTAGAGTATCATATCGATACTTCTAATGCAGTTTATTCAGATTTTAATATACAGGACAGTTGTCAAACTTTAGCTGTGTTTGGGTGTACGGATTCAACCGCGTTTAATTACAATCTCGAGGCTAACGTAGATAATGGTGGGTGTGTTCCTGTGATATATGGATGTATGGAAAGTTTAGCTTTTAATTATAATCCACTAGCTAATACTCCTGATACATGTATAGCTTATCTATACGGATGTACAGATCCTACAATGTTCAACTATGATTCATTAGCAAACGCTGATGACGGTAGTTGTATTGAGTTCGTGTATGGTTGTATGGATTCAACAATGTTTAATTTTAATCCTTTAGCAAATGCTCCTAGCAATCTCGTTCCTTGTGTTCCTTATACTTATGGTTGTACTGACCCAAGTATGTCCAACTACAATCCAGAAGCTAACACAGAAGATTTTAGTTGCATACCATATATTTATGGTTGTACTGATTCTACTGCTTTTAATTACGATTCAACTGCTAATACAGACAACGGTTCTTGTATCGAAATTGTTACGGGTTGTATGGATCAAAACGCTTGGAATTACGATATCATGGCGAACGTCCACGATACTAGCACTTGTCTTTATGACGCTGGTTGTATCACTGGGCCTGGTAATCCTTATTGGTTAAATGATCCTTGTTACGAATGGGTTATAGTAGTTGATGAATATTGTTGTGAGAACGAATGGGATACAATTTGTCAAGCTACATATAATTATTGTGAAGGAACTTGGATAGGTCCTTTACCAAAAAGATTTAATAAAGAATTAATAATGGTCACTGATATATTAGGTAGACCAGCTAAACCAAATAACAAAAAACAAGTACTGTTATTCATTTATAATGATGGAACAGTAGAGAAGAAATTAATAAAACAATAACTAAATAAATAAAAATTATGGCAACAATTACACCGACATTTACACTGTCATCAAACGCTTCTTCGGCTAGCACTAGTCCTGGTCCTTTAAGTGTAGCTTTATCATTATCAGCAACAGACTCATTAGACGTTACTGTTGTTCAATCAAAAATAATATCACCTTCAGGTACACATGGTATTCTTTGGGATGCTAGTACAATAGCTTCTTCATTAGCAGCTGGTACTGATGGTGCTTTTGTATATTTAAAAAACTCACATGCAACAGCTCATATTTATATTGGACATGGATCTAGTACTGCATTAGAAGGTGGTACAGAAGCAACAAGATTAATGACATTATTACCTGGAGAATTTGCATGGTTCCCATGGGATCTAACAGCTGATATAATTCATGACGCTAATGGTACTGCTACTGATGGTCTTGAAAGCTGGATATTTGTAAGAACAGGAACTGCATAGATGAGAAGATTATTAATATTATTATTATTAATAACTTTAGTATCTTGTGTTGTGCCGCAGCATATTGAGCCTGATAAATGTTGTGATAAAAATACTTACTATGAACCTTATTATTCACCCACACGTGTAATCGTAGTAAATAAAAATAAACCAATATATAAAAAAAGGCATATAAAAGTTAAAATTAATAAACATAGAAAAAGAAAATGAAGAAAATATTAACATTGCTTTTATTGCCTTTACTTAGTTTTTCACAATTTAACTATAAAGGCTATGATTACGATATTCAAGATATAATTAAAAACCAATTAAAATTTTCCACCATATACTTTGCGGTTAATGGAGGAAACTCTATATCTGACGTTAAAGAATTTTCTATTCTCGATGGTTTACAAACATCTATAGTAGAAACTCCTTATGATTATTCTGTAACAATAGGTATTAGAAAAATAGCTAGATTTGGTTATGAAAATAAAGCTAATACATTTTATGATGGTACAGAGTCTAACTATACGGACGCTGCTACAGTAGGTAAAGTCAAGGGTTTTGAGTATTTATTTGAGGTAGATTACGCTAGACAACAAGGTGTAGATTACGTAGATCAACATCATTTTATTAGATATAGTTCTGACGATGATTGTGATGGTCCTTTATGTATAGATCATTTTGCTGCAAAATTAGAGTATTTAAAAGATGGTTTTGCAGATGTTGAATATTTTGAATTATCAGAAAGATATCGATTAAAAAAAGATAAAGATTTAGCTTTTAGTATAGGTGCAGTGCATAGATTAGCAGAGCCATACGGTTATGATCCACTGGCAGAATGGATGTTATCGAATGGTAATTTACATTATACTTATTTAGCAATACAAGAAGGTTACAACGTGGACGTCGCTAATGATGTGTATACAGATCCAAATGGGAATGTAGTTGCCAACAGTTCTGATGTTTGGAAAGAAATTGTTATACCTCAAGTATTAGCTGATTATACAACTAAAAAAAGAAATGAATTAGAAAGAATCATACAACACTCTATTGTAATTGGATTTGATTATTATAAGTTTAATAAATCTAGATGGTTACATGCTTGGGGTAATTTAATGCCTTATCACTATAATGATGGTAATGAATTTTCTTATCATAACTATATTGAAAACGATCAATGGTATGATTATTCAGGTGGAATCATATTTGGACAAAAGGTAAGCAAACAATTAGGGTTATTTGCAGAGGGTAAGTATAATAAATACTGGAATCGCGAATGGTATGATTTTAAATTTGGTATTAACTATATAATAAGATAATGTACACTTATAAAATATCTCCATTAAAAGTAGTAGATGGAGACACTATTGATGCTGAAATCGATTTAGGTTTTGATATCAAAGTAAAAAAAAGAGTTAGATTTATGGGGATAAACGCTCCAGAATCTAGAACCAAAGATTTAGAAGAAAAAGCTAAAGGTTTAGCAGCTAAAGATAGAGTTAAAGCTTTATTAGATGGTTGTGAAAATATAACTTTGAAATCTCATGGAATAGGAAAATTTGGAAGATGTTTAGGTGAGATAATGTTAGATATGGTTGACGGCCAAGAGAAACTAACTTTGGTAAGTTTAAACGAATTATTAATTAACGAAGGCCATGCTACAGAGTATCATGGCGGAAAAAGATAAAATATGATAAATTGGATTAACGGTTATGCTGCCGGAAACAAAAAGCAAAAATATGAAATAACTTTCAGATTAGGCACGTTTACAGTTTTAGAAATTAAAGCTTGTTTGTTCTGTGAAAAAGGATGTTCGTCTAAAAAATTTAGATTAATGGTGTTAAATTTAGGGTTTGAAATATAATGGAACGAATTAGCAAGCACGTAAGTTGGCACGAAGGAACATACAGTAGAACAGGAGAAAGAAGGGGTTTAGATAATACTCCTAACGAAGAACAAATTAAATGCATGAAAGAAGTTGCTGAAAATTTGTTTGAACCATTAAGAGAATGGGTTGGTGGACCAATAAAAATAAATAGTTTTTTTAGAGGTGAACCTGTAAATACCGCTATAGGTGGTAGTAAATACTCTCAACATATGAAAGGTCAAGCTATAGATATAGATGATACTTTTGGACATAAAACAAACGCGGAGATGTATCATTATATAAAAGATAATTTAGATTTTGATCAAATGGTTTGGGAATTTGGTACTGAGTATCCTGATGGTAACCCTAACTGGGTTCATATTAGTTGGGTTTCAGATAGACCAAATAGAAAACAAGAGGTTATTGCCATTACAAAAAACGGCAGAACTAAATATTTAAAAGATATTGAGAAATATTTAAAAAGTAAATAAAAAAAGGGAGCAATTAAGCTCCCTTTTATTTTAAGCAGTAACAGAGTTTTTCTGTTGCTGAATTTCAACTCTAATTTGTTGGGCTAAACTCTTTATAACCTGCATAGACTTTCTAACTCTCGTCCCTGCTGAGTTATTACCTTCTACAAACTTCTCTGTATCAGGTATACATTTTTCAAATTCATCACCCATTTTTTGATATAATTTAATTACATTATTTTCTCCGTACATATTTATTTATTTAAAATTTATAAGATATTCCTAGTTTAAACTCTCCTTCTGAATCTTCTTTTGTAGACATCATATAATTTGGTTCTACGTATAATTCATTCCATACTTTCATAGAATAACCTACGCCAAAAGTCATATTATCCATCATTTCTTCAGTCGGAGCTTGCACAATAGCGTAGCATTTACTAAAATAGTATCTACCCCACATATCATACTCTTCACCGTTTTTCACAAGTCCTAAAGTTATATTATCATTTAGCATATAACCAATACCCATGTTATCAGTGATATTTGACATTTCCCATTTTGCATCATCTTCTGGCATGTTAACGGTTGTGACAACCATAAATTGAGCAGAAGCAAACATTGTAGCAAAAGCTAATGCCATAGTTAAAAACATTTTTTTCATAATTTTTGTTTTAGTTAATAATTAAGTTACTTCACAACTTCCACCCGCACAAGCTAATTCACCAGATAAATCTGTATTGTCTTCGACTTCTACTATCTTTGATAAATCAACTTCTTGTAAGGTTTTAGTCATTTCATCATATTTCCGTTTTGTTATATCCTCAAATGGAGCCTGAGTATATGTACCACCATCATACGGTAAAACGGAAAGCCCGTTATAATGGTCTCTGTTTTTCCACATCCACTCACCAGCGTCATACCAATCGTTATCTTTTAGGGATATTGTGGCAGAAACATTATGAGTATTTGAACCAGTTTTATGTCCTGGTTTAACCCATTCTTTAGCTACCTTTTTAACTCTTTCTAAAAGATCAAAAGCAGACTCCGTTCTAACTATAGAACCTTTTGGTGAAGACTGTGGAATACTAATAATTGCAGTATCGTGTGGTCTAAAATAATCATCTTCTAACAACTCTGGATGATGTATAGTAAGGTAATCATAAATTGCTTCATTTTTACCCACACGTATTCTACGTATATAGTACTTATTATGCCAAGCATGTATACCTGAGCTAGTGCCTAAAACTAAAGATGTTGTTCCTGCTGGTTTAACAGTTGTGCATCTAGCAGCTTTATTAATACCTATAGTTTTAGATACTATATTATTCATCATTTTTACTTGCTTAGCAGCTTCTTTCATATCTAATTCAAGAACTTTACCAGAGGCTATACCTGTCATTGACACTCCTATAAGAGCGTCTTTTTCAGTGGTCTCTTGCCAAACCTCTCTTAGATAATGAAAGTCAGTGTAACCAGCTTGCAATGTTCCTATAAAAGCAGCGGCAGCAACTCTATCATTTAATTCTTCTTGAGTTTCTACATCTGAAACATTTACTTCACATAGGTTACAAAATTGGAATGGACGTAATGCTATTTCACAACAGGGATTAGTCCCCCAATCTTTATCGTTATTTAAATATATTCCTGGTTCGCCAGATCCAGATAGTTCAATTCGTTTCCATAAATCCATAAAGAAATCTTTAGTAACTTTATGTCTCATTAAAACAGCTGAATTATTTGCTCTACCTCTTTGTGGATTTGTTTCCCACCAAGAACCAGACTTACACGCTATCATTTCTTCATCATAAGCCGAAAAGAGCGATATAAGTGCTGCACGCCTGATACCACCTGCCAATACTGCGTCGGCAATATGGCATATAATATCGTGGACTTCCACTGACGATAATTTTTCCCCATCTTCTTTATTTTCTAATATTCCTTTAATTTTTACAATACATTCTTTTAATGGTTGTGGTCCAGGTGCTTTTCCTCCAGAGGTCACGAGACGTGCTCCTTTAGGCCTAATATCAGAATAATCAAATTTGATCCTAGATGATCTCTTAGAACCTAAATAGGACTTGATTAAAACTTTTATTGCGTCTGACCATCCTTCTATTGAATCTCCTATTACAAACCTTCTAGTTCTTTTGCTATGAGGCTTTATAACTTCAGGAAGCTTTTTTATATTATGTTGTTGTACAGAATAACCAACACCACAACCTGATAGAAGTAAAAACATTACTTCTGGAAAAGCGTCAATATGGTCAATAGGTAAAAAAGCGCAGTTGTAAAGTCTATTAGGTGAAATTTCAATGGGTTTACCTCCGAATTGTAAACTTCTCATAGATGGTAAGACTTTCTTTTTATAGACATATCTATAGTAAGTCTCTATATCATCTACCAATCCAGGGTATCTACGCTTGTGCATTTCTTTATTACGAGTAACTAATTCTTCCCATGTTTCTCTTCTTTGTAATTCTGGGATATATTTAGCATACTTCATATGCACTGTTATATCAGATAGTATTTTATTATTTAAACTCATATATTCTATTTTAAAGTTATACAAAAATCTACAAAC